TTTTAAAATTATGTAAAATTATGTAAAAATTATGTAAAAATTATGTAAAATTATGTAAAATTATGTATTTTTTGGATATATAAATTATGTAAAATTATGTAAAATTATGTAAAATTATGTATTTTTATGTAAAAATAAAAGTATTTAAAATTAAAATATATATTATAATTATAATGGTAAACTATAAATGTTTCCGTTGTGGTTATGAAACAAAATTTAAAAGTTCTTTCATAAATCACCTACAACGTAAAAATATATGTAATCCCATACTAGACGATATATGTATAGAAGAAATTAAAAAATGGTATAATATAGACGTTAGTAAAAATATAGAACAGATTGAACCAGTTTTTGAGCAGGTAAAACCAGTTTTTGAACAGGTAAAACCAAATTTTACAAAACCAGGCAAAAACCAGGAAAAACCAACTTTTCAAAAAAACCGAACAGGCAAAAACCAGGAAAAACCAGCTTTTTTAGAAAAAAAAATAATTTGTGAATTTTGTAATAAAACTTTTACTAGAACATATGGACTAACATGTCATTTAAAAAAATGTAAAAAAAAAATAAATCAAGAAATGGTAATAGAGGAAAAAGATAATGAAATTAAGGAATTAAAAGAAATTGTTGAAAAATTATTAATAGAAAATAAAGCATATACAAATATTACAAATAATACAAATAATACAAATAATACAAATAATAGTCATAATACAACAAATCATACAACAAATAATATAATAAATATTAATAATTATGGAGATGAAGATACTAAATATATTACAAGTGATTATATACTAAAATTATTAAAAAATAAACCGGCAAAAGCAATACCAGAATTGATTAAATATACTCATTTTAATAAAGAACATCCAGAAAATCAAAATATAAAAATAACAAATAAAAAAGAACCTTATGTAAAAGTTTTAAAAAATGATAAGTGGGAGTTGCAAAATAAAGAAGATACAATAACAGATTTGATTGACCGACAACAAGTTCATTTAATGGATGAAGTTATAGAAGAAAAAATAGAAGAAAATTGTAATAATTCAGAAAAAATAAATATAGAGCGTTGTAGTGAATTATATAATAATGAAGATAGAGAATATATGAAACGATTATATAATGAAAGTGAGTTAATTATTATTAACAATAGTTAAATTTTTAGAAAAAAAAATTTTATTAATAATAATTTTATTCACCTAAACTAGCAAATGATTGATTATAACATATTTCACAATCATCATTATCGCATACCATACCGTCATAACAAAAAGGACACCATTTATTTTTTAATGAAATCATTCGTATAGTTCTTTGAAAATCATGACAACATATATCACACGTAAACCAACATGCCCGGCGACTTGTTTTATTAACATCACGAGGTGTTAAATCTCCATTTTTTTCAACATTCCAACAATCAACTTTGAATTTACCTTTTTCTGTTTTTGGATCAAATTTTTTTATAACTTCATTTTTTTCATCATTATCTATTTGTGTATTTTCTTCATTTATTTTAGATTCTTCTGTGTCACTCATTTATATAATAAATATAAATTTTTTTGATTTTTTAAACTTAATTAAAGTATTTAAAATAATCAAACATAACACTATTTATAATGTATCAAGATATTATTTTATCTGTTTTTGCTATATCATGGCTATCTGAACGCATCTATTTTTATTGTGTTCACGATAGAACAACATCTTCATCTAATGGATTGTTAAACTTAAACGCACCATTAGCAAATTCATATAGTGCCGAATATAATCCTATAACTATTCCTGAAAATAATTCAAAAACTAGAGATTCACAATTAAATGATCCCGAAAATCATTCACATTTATAAAAATTTAAATTTTTTTTTTATTATATTATTTATAATGGATTTTCGTAATTATGACGATTGTGAAAATGATGTAGAAGAATTATATAAACAAATGTATATTAATCAATCATATTCTAAAAAACTACAATTTTCAAATATATTAACATTTAAAAAACACATTTCCGTACAAGATGCTATTTATCATTTAAATAAAGTTGTGGATTCTAGTGATCCTGATACAACACACGAACAAATTTATCATGGATATCAAACAGCAGAAGCAATAAGACAAAATTATTTTACAAATGGAATATTTAATCAAAATATAGAAATTAAAAGTTTATTTACTGAAAAAGAATGGAATGATTTACCTGAAAAATATAAAAAAGAATATAATACATCCTTAGCGGAATATTATAAAATTTCCGATTGGGATTGGTTATTAGTAATAGGATTAATTCATGATTTAGGCAAAATATTAGTGTTACCTGAATTTGGATATTTTCCAGAACATTTCAGTGTGGGTGATATTTATCCATTAGGATGTAAATTTCATGAATCAAATATTTATTATGAAAAAAAATACCATGAATTAAGTGAAGATTTTAAAAATCCACTATATAATGTCTTAAATGGAATTTATAATGAAAATTGTGGATTTTCAAATATTGAAATGACATTTAGTCATGATTATTATTTATATGAAGTATTATTTCGTTCTTATACTAATTTACCATTAGAAGCTTTATATATTGTACGTTTTCATTCATTTTATGCTTGGCATACACCACGTAATGGAATTCGTGGATATACAAATTTAGCATCGAAAGAAGATTGGAAAAATTTACCATTATTAAAATTATTTCAAAAAACTGATTTATATTCAAAAACAAATGTATTACCAGATATTAATGAATTAGAACCATATTATAATAATTTAATAAATAAATATATATTAAATACATTATTATTTTAATAAAAAAAAAGTTTATATATATATATAATGACCGACCACAAAATATGTAAATATAAAAATAAAAAAATAAAAGGTGGTGCTGAAATTTTTGAGGGCGTGGGTTTTGTGGGTAGTGTGATTATGAATCCTGACATGTGGGAGGGTATGGGTAGTGTGATTATGCTTATTTTAAAAGGGACACTGGATTTCGTTTTTCAGATGGGTGAATTTGCTGTTCCTATGTTTTCTGTTATTTCTAACATTGGAGAGGGAGTTAATACTGTTATTATTACAAGTAGAGATGCGGCCCCACTACTTATGCAAACTGGCACTGATATGTTCCAAGGTATAGGTTCTGTGGCATCAGGTGCTGCCCAAACTATGAGTGTTGGGGCCGAAGCGATGAAGGGTGTTGTAAGTAAAGGAGCAAATGTTGTGACGAATGCTATGACTAATAATACTTTTACCAAAAACACTGATATTGTTAAGGCTACCGTTACTAATATACTCGATGGTACGCAAAAGGTTTTTATAAACATAAAAGAAAATCCTATTTTTAAAGGTTGGTTAAAACATGAAAGAAATAAAATGATATATGGTGATAATTATAATAGTTTTGATATACTTTATTATAATAATGTAGAACCTCTATCTATACGAAGACATGAAATGGCTGAAGATGAAGTAGAAAAAAAACTAAAAGAACTAAAAAAAAAACGAGAAGAAGAAAAAAAACTAGAAGAACTAAAAAAAAAACGAGAAGAAGAAACCTCACAAGCAGGCGGCAGTGGCGAATCACAAGAAGTTGATGAATCACAAGAAGATAATGAACCAAAAGAAGGTGATGAATCACAAGAAGGTGATAAACCTAAAAACACTCTATCGGTAGAAGTAATTACTAATAATTATTGGGGGAAAAATGATGCTACCTATTTAGCAATATGTAAAATGTGTAAATCATACGGAGGCGCTAGTAGTGAGAATCAATGGGTTTTAGTAAATGAAGAAGGGGTAAATTTTTTTCAAAATACAATTAACTTTTCATATTATGGGATTGACGATAAGAATGACTTAGGTGGAGTTGGACTTATTTCATTAGAAGAATTTGTAAATGAAGAAAACGTTGATGACATAAAACTTTTATTTGATAATATTAAAAACTCTAATCCAACAGTATATACAACATCTACTATTAAAGCAAAAAAATTATTAATAGAATTTTTAAAAAGATATTTACATACATTTATAGAAAAAATGAATGATTGGGAAGACAAAAAAAAAAAAGAATATATACATAGTTTGTATAAAAATAAATCTTATTTTGGTAATGATAAATATTATGAATATATAAGCGAAATCGCGAGCGATCTACCTGCATCCATTGCACCCGTTCCACCTCCTAATGAGCTTACTCCTAATATAACACCTAATTAAACCGATGGTATACCATCTATAGAGGAAAAATACACAATAAGTAGTTAACAACATTAAATTGTTAAAAAAGTTCAAAAACAACATAAATATATAATAATAAAAAGAAAAAGTAAACTTATGAAAAAATGATTAATGAATATAAAATTAATAAATTTTTTTAGAATTTTTGACATCTTCTTGATATGTATGATGAATATTTTTAAGTTCTTTTTTATAATTTTCCTCTTCTAATTTTTTTTTTTCTAATTTTCTTTGTAAAACTAGTTCTCGAGTAGACATATTTTTTACTGCTTGTTTGTTTTCTAATTCATCATTTTTTTGTTTTTGTAATAAATCAGCATCACGTTTAGCTTTTAATTCATCATTTTTTTGTTTTTGTAATAAATCAGCATCACGTTTAGCTTTTAATTCATCATTTTTTTGTTTTTGTAATAAATCAGCATCACGTTTAGCTTTTAATTCATCATTTTTTTGTTTTTGTAATAAATCAGATTTATATTTTTTTTGTAATAAATCATTTTGTTCTTTTAGTTTTATCATATCTGTATTTTGTTTTTTAATTTTATCTTCTAATTCTTTTGTTTTATTTAATTCTCTTATATCATTTGCTTTATTATGTGATGTTTGAATAATTTCATTAATATGAATTTTTTTAAATTCACTTTCACGTAAATTTAATTCTTGTTCTCGTTTTTGTAATAATTCTTCGTGTTTTTTAACAGACATAAGTTGTTTTTCTAAAGATAATTTTTGAGTATTAAATATTTCACTTTGTTTTCGTAAAATATCACTATTTTTTTTAATTAATTCTTGTTCTTGCCTTTTTAATTTATCTTTATTATATTTTAATATTTCTTTCTCTTCGGAAGAAATACGTTTTATTGGATTTTTTTTACTAACATTTTCAATACATTCTAAAATATCTAATGATTTAGTAGTTTGATTTGTTTGTGTAAATGAATCACTATTATAATTAATATCTGTTTGAATAGATATTTCATTAGTAGATAAATTATTAGTTTGAATAGACATTTCATTAGTATAAATAGCGTCAGTTTGGGTTGATTTATTTTTATGAATAATATATGTTTGTGTAGAATTTACATTATAAGTAATCATATTTTTTGAATTAAATATAGATTCATTATTTTTGACAGTTAATTCTAATAAATCATTTCTACATTCAAAAAGTTCATTTTTTAAATTATCTAAATCGGAACGATTAATAAGAATACTATTAGATAAAATATCTATACATGAAGTACATACAATTTGTGGAACATTACATATTTTAATTTTTTTCATACAATTACTACAAAAAATTTTACCACATTTTCTACAATGATGTCTTCTAATAAATAATGTAAATTTATTTTCACACTGAAAACAATGGGGATTTTTTGAATCAGAATCCCATTTTGTATTAAACATTATATATTTAATAAAAGGTATATTTTAAACTTATTAATAATACTTATATTTAAGTTTTAAAATTCGACCATAATATTTATTTATATTGTTATCAATAATAAGTTTAATAATATCTTCAATAGTATCATTTATTTTAAAAACATTTTTAAATTGTGTATTTATATAATTTTTAAAATTAATATTATCATTAACATGATTAATAATATTTAAATTAATATTTTTTGTTAAATTTCTATATTTTTGAATACTATTACCATCATTAAATGGATAATGTTTATTGCAAAATAGTATTTTTAAAATAATAAAATAAATTAATAAAATTTTTTGTTTAACAGTATTTTCTTTAAAAGTTTGGAAATTTTCTAAAGGTTCCATAGTCCAATATCCATTATTATTTAATAAATAAACACATTTAATTTTATCTAGATCTTTTTTCATAAAAATATTAATATAATTACCAGGAGGATCAATATTTTCATTTGTTATTTTAGTATGAACTTCATATTCATATGTTGTATTAGCTTCACAATTATGTATTCTGTTATTATCGATATATCCATAAATATTTTTTCTATTTTTATCAGCAAGTTTATAAAATTTAAACAAACGATCTTTATTAATTAAGTTTTGTAAATTATTATTTTGTGTTTCTGTTTGAAGATAATTATAACTACTATAGGCATTAGCATTTGTGTCAATTAAATCCTTCCATATATTCATTTTTTCTTGTGTATTCATATTATTTAACTCCTCAATAGTTTTTTTATTTTCTATTTCCTCATTAATATCATCTTCATTATTTTGTTCTTGATTATTTTGTTCTTGATTATTTTGTTCTTGATTATTTTGTTCTTCATTGTTTTGTTCTTGATTATTTTGTTCTTCATTGTTTTGTTTTTCATTATTTTGTTCTTGATTTTTTTGTTCTTGATGGTTTTGTTCTTGATTATTTTGTTCTTGATTATTTTGTTCTTGATTATTTTGTTCTTCATTATTTTGTTCTTGATTATTTTGTTCTTCGTTATTTTGTTGTAAATTATTTTGTAGTTCATCAATTATAGTTCTAGTATTTTCTTCTTCATTTATAGTAGAAATATTTTTATTTTGGTTTAAAATATTGAAAAATTCTGATGTATTTAATTTAGTTTTTGTATCTTCACATTTTTTATAAGTTGTATTATCAATACTAATTTTATCTTGATTAGTGTTATTTTTAATTTTATCATCTAAATTATCTAAATTATCTAAATTATCTAAATTATCTAAATTATCTAAATTATCTAAATTATCTAAATCATCTAAATCATCTAAATTATTTAAATCATTTAAATCATCTAAATCATCTAAACCATTTAAATTATCAATATCATTTTTGTCAGATATTTTTTTAACATCAAGATTATCATTAGATTTAATATTATTTAATGATAATTCAGATGAATCTTTTATACTAATATTTTTAATATTTAAGTCGTCATTTAAATCATCAGATAAATTATCAATATTCAAATCATAATCATCTAAATTAAAACTACCTGAATTAGGAGAATTATTACTATTATCAGAATTACATGGAGAATTATTACTACTATTATCAGACATAATATCTAATGAATAATATACAACATCCTTATTATTAAATGTGGTTTCTTTTAAATCTATTTCGGAAAAAATGATATCATTTACAGAACTTGCTATTTTTGCTTTTATTTTTTTTTTCATTTAATATATTTATTATAATGAAAAAAAAAACTTAATATACTTACATTTAATATATTACAATTTATTATATAATAAAACAAAAAATACACTTATAAGAATTAAAATTATAAACAAAATAATACAGGCAATAAGAATATAATTTCTAATTTCAAATATATAATGAGGTAATTTATGTAAATCTATTAAAAAATCATATAATTTATATTGTGATAAGTTATCTATTAAATTATATAATTTAGAAATATCATTTATATTTTTTTTCCAACATTTATTAATTTCATCATATAATTTTGAATTATTATCTATAGGAACAGATTTATTAAATATAATTATAGATTTTTTGTGTTTATTATTATCAATATTTATATTGAATAATGTATCTTGTAAATATTTTATAAATGATAACATAAAATATATAAATAAAATTATTTTAAAATTTTTACAATATTATATATTATAATAATATATGTATGATTCAATTGATATAACAAATAATAAAAATATATATAATTTTAAAAAATTAAATAAATTAGTATCACAGAAAGAACTACTATATAATTCTATTTTAATATACTATATATTATATAATAAAATTAATAATATAACTTCTGATAAAAAAAAAATAAATACTGTAGATTTAGATTCAAATATACATAAATTAGTTATTAATAATAATATATATAATACATATGAAAAAAATTATAAGGATATACATGAAATTATTCTAAAAAAAATAGATAATTTAGAGACAAAAATAAAAGAAAAAAACACAAATAATGATTATGATAAACTAAAATTAGATTTAGAAATAACAAAAAAAAAATTACAAGAGCAAGAAACTAATTATATAAATAAAGAAAATAATAATATAAGTGCTATTAATAATAATATTAATGAATATAACCAATTATTAAAAAAAAATAAGGAATTAGAGGTTCATATAGATTATTTGAATAATATTGTATCAAATAATACTGATAATACTAATATAACATTAAAATATAAGGATGATATAGAAAAATTAAATGAGCAATTATCTATATCAAAAAATAGAATAAGTGAATTAAATAATTTATTAAAAGAATATATGGTAAATAATAGTATATATTTAAAAGAAAAAGAAGAATATGATAAACAAATTGAAACATCAGAGATTTATAAAAAAAATACAGAAAATGAAATTGAAAAATTAAAAAAAGAATTAGAAAAATGTAATATAAAATTACAAGATTTATATAAAAGTAATGATAATGATGATAATGATAATAATGATAAAATAATAATTAAATATAAAGAAGAAGAAAAAGAATTATATGAAAAAATAAAAAAAATAAAATCTGATATTGAAATTCTGGAAAATAAAAAAATAAATTTAGATGAAAAAATAAAAAAAATGGAATTTGATATTAATAATAAAAAAAAGAATAATTTAATAAATGAACTAGATAAAAATAAAATTAATTCTAAAAAAACATATAATGAAATATTAAATATATTTCAAGAAAATAATATAGAAGCTGATATAGAATTAAAATTAAAAGAAAAAAATGAACAAGAAAATATATTAACATATTTGATAGAAAATATAAATATAGATAATATTATATTAAAAAAAGAATTAGATAAGTTAATAAATACAAATGAAATTAATAATAAAATTATAGTAAATATTAATAATAATATAAAAAAAATAAATAAATCTACAAATATAGAAGAAAAGGAACGAATTAGATTAATTAATAATAATTTAAAAAAATCTTTAGAAGAAAATAAAATAGTTTTTGATGAATTAAAAGAAAATATAGATAATTTATTAAAAGAAAATAATTTAGATGAAGAAAAAAAAATAGAATTATGGAAAACCTTATTTAATATATTACATATTAATACTAGTATAAATTTATTAGATACAGTTTTAAATAATAATGAAGATATAAAAAATGAATGTATAAATAATTCAAAAAAATCTGAAAATACAGATGAGTTAGTAAAATTATATAATGATAAAATAGATATTTTAAATAAAAATCATAATGAACAAATAAATTTTATTAAAAAATTAGAAGAAAATTTAGAAATAAAAAATGAAGAATTAGAAAAATTAAAAAAATTAGTAGAAGATAATAAAATTACAAATTTATATAAAAAAAAATATGATAAATTAAATGATACAAATAATGTTGTAAATAAATTAGAATCTGATTTAAATAAATTAGAAATTAAGGATATAAAAAAAGATTTAGATTTAAATAAAAAAATAGTAGAATTAAATAAAAAATATAATAATGAGAAAATAGAATTAAATAAAAATTTAGATGAAAATAAAAATTTAGATGAAGATAAAAATTTAAATGAAGCTAAAAAACTAGAAGAAGCTGATAAATTTAAAAAATTAATTAATGAAGAGCAAATTAATTATTCTGAATCATTAATGGAAGAAGATAAAAAACAAGAATTATTAGAAAAAAATTTAGATAAATATAAAAATCAAATAGAAATAGATAAAAAAATAATTAATAATTTAGAAAATAAAATAAAAGTAACAGAAGATAATAATTATGAAGATACAAAAAATAAATATACTAATTTATTGGAAGAAAATAAAAAAATACAATTAGAAATGGAAAATCTTAAAATAGAAGCTAAAAATAATAAAAAAATAGCAGAAGAAAATAAAAAAGAAGCAGAAGAAGCTAAAATAAAATTAGAAAAAGAAAAACAATATTTAGTAAATATAGGTTTAGATACTTCTAAAAAACAAAAAGAAATAGATATAGTAACATTTCAATTAAACAAAAATAATAAAATAATAGATAATTTAGTTGATGAAATAATTATGTATAAAAATAAAATTCTTGATTTAGAAATTCAACAAAAAAAATATATGAATAATGTTTCTATAGAAAAATATAATAATTTATTAGAAAAGAATAAAAAAATAGAATTAGAAGTTAAAAATACTAAAAACGAACTTGAAATGAATAAAAAAATAGCAGAAGATAATAAAAAAAATTTTGAAGAATCTAAAAAAAATTTAGAAAAAGAAAAAGAAAATTTAATAAATATGGGTTTAGATGTAACAAAAAAACAAAATGAAATTGATGAAATTACTAAAATATTAAAAAATCTACAAAATGATATAGATATATCTTCATTAGAATTAAAAAATAAAAATGAAATAATAGATAATTTAGTGTCCGAAGTACTTATGTATAAAAATAAAATTAAAAATTTAGAAAATATAGATAGTAATGAAATGGGTATTCAAACAGATAAAATAGAAGAAGATAAAAAGGGTAATGAAATGGGTATTCAAACAGATAAAATAGAAGAAGATAAAAAGGGTAATGAAATGGGTATTCAAACAGATAAAATAGAAGAAGATAAAAAGGGTAATGAAATGGGTATTCAAACAGATAAAATAGAAGAAGATAGTACTCAATATTCATCAGAACAAGTAATACCATTTATAGATATATCAAGTACATCTTCATCAGAACAAGTAATACCATTAGATATATCAAGTACATCATCAAAAACATATCAACCTACATTGGATAAATATAATACTTCTTCTCAAGAATCAATACCTTCAACATCTATGGATATTGATAAGTCATATAGTTCAGAGGAAGTAAATGAATTAAGTCAAACATTATCTGAAGCATCAGATTTAATAAGTGAATCTAGTTCAGAGAAAGAAGATAAATTAAGTAAAAAATTATCTGAAGCATCAGATTTAATAAGTGAATCTAGTTCAGAGAAGGAAGATAAATTAAGTAAAACATTATCTAAAGCATCGGATTTAATAACTGAATCTAGTTTAGAGGAAGAAAATGAATTAAGTCAAACATTATCTGAAGCATCAGATTTAATAAGTGTATCTAGTTCAGACGAAGAAAATGAATTAAGTCAAGCATTATCAGAAGAATCAGATTTAATAAGTGTATCTAGTTCAGAGGAAGCAGATGAATTAAGTCAAACATTATCTGAAGCATCAGATTTAATAAATGTATCTAATTCAGAGGAAGCAAATAAATTAAGTAAAAAATTATCTGAAGCATCAGATTTAATAAGTATGTCTAGTTCAGAGAAAGAAGATGAATTAAGTAAAAAAGTATCTGAAGCATCAGATTTAATAAGTATGTCTAGTTTAGAGAAAGAAGATGAATTAAGTCAAAAATTATCTGAAGCATCGGATTTTAGTTCATCTACCTTAGACGAAGCAGATAAATTAAGTCAAACATTATCTAATACATCGGATTTTATAAGTGTATCTAGTTCAGAAGAAGCAGATGAATTAAGTGAAACATTAGCTGATACATCTACTACATTAATACCATCACAAATTCCTGTAATTTCTGATATTTCTTCTAAAATAATAGATGAAAAATATTTAGTAGATACTTCAGAAAGTATTAAAAATGAAGACTCTAATGAAGAAAAATTAAATAAAAAACAAGATTTATTAGAAGAAATTGAGAGTGTCAAACCACTTAAGGATATACATATGGAATATATTAAGAGTGATAATGATATAAATAGACATTGGGAGGATATTGAAGATATAAATGATGATAATAAACTTAAAACATCTTCTTCTTTGAATATTTTAGAACAAACCGATGAAAATTTAAAAATATTAGGTAGAAATTATAATAAATTACAAGAAACTTTTAGAAGCGAAATTTTAGGAGGAGTAGGGACTCGCAGCAAAATTTTAGAAAATGTATCTGAAGAAGATTGGAATAAATTAGAAAATAGAAAAACCCAAGCGCTATTTTGTTTATTATGGCAGATAGATTATTATTCTATAAAATTTTATTTAGAAAATAAAATAGATTCTAATAATCAAGAACTTGAATCAGAAGAAATAGTTCCTCAATCAGAATGGATTATGCGTTATAAATCACTTCAATATTTATTTCCTATGAAAATAAATAACGATGATGTTGTTAACTTATGGGATCAGAATATTATAAATAGACAAATAATAAATAATAAAATATTATCATTTTCTAATGATGTTATAAGAATTCTTCGTAGAGCACAAGAAATAGAGTCAGAAAAAGTTAACAATTGGTTAAGTTTTATTAAAAAATTTCCTCTTATGGGTAAAGATATACAAACATATTATGGACAAAATTTCACCATAACTACTTATATAACATATTATACACCAGAAAAAGATCAATTGACTGAAGAAAGAAATGATTATGAATGGGAACATTTATATATTAGCAATTCCGAAAGGAAATTTTATAATAATAATTATAATGAAAAACTTAGAAATGAAAATTTTAGGACTCTTGGTCTTAATAGACAAAATGGTGGTATAAATATAAATTATTTAATTAATCCATCATTAATAGAAAATAATAAAGAATTAAGCATATTTATAAAAAAAATAAATGATAAATTTAAAAAATTAAATGAAGAGTTTTGTATAAATTGTAGTAGAGAAGAACAATTAAAAAAATTAAATGAATTATTTAAAATAAATAATATGAATGAAAATGAATTATATAAAAATTATGATATAAGTGTGAGAGATTTAATGTTATATATTTATTTAAATATAATAGAATATATAGAAAATAGTGATATAAAAACTAGATATAAAATAAAATTATTAAACGCAGTAGAAGAAGTTATTAATGAACATATATTATATAGTATATGGTTTTTTACATTTTCTAATAATTATATATTTGAAGAATTTAAAAATAAAACAAATAATGGTGAAATAGAAATAGAAAAAATTATAAGATTTGTTCGTCATAAAGAAAAAATTAAATTTTCTAAAATAAATAAAGATATTTTAAAAACATATTATAAAAATATATTAACAAAATTTGTATATAATATTAAAATAAATAGAGATTATTATAATATTACAAATAAATCAATTGAAGATATAAATAAATATGATAACAAATATTTAATAAATAAAAATGAAAATGAAGAGATATATAAAAATTTAATAAATATAATAAATATTAAAAATAATATTAAAATAAATGATAATTATAATAAAAATATTATTAATTTATTAAATATTACTATTAAAATAATATTATTTTATAGAAATCTGTATATTTATATTAACAATATTTGTAAATTTTATTCTATAAATAATTTACGAACAAAAAATGAAATAAATTATAATATTAAAACATTTTCAGATTATTTAAATATTAAAAAGTTTATGAAAAATAATTTTATTAAAAATAAAAGATTAGTTATAGATAATGAAATAATAATATGTAAATCTATTAAAGATTTTAATAAATATATAAATAAATTATTAGAAAAAGTAAATAAATTAGATATAGATTTTTTGACAGAAAAATGGGATTTAATATATATAAAACTAAAAAAAATGAATATATTTACAGAATTTGAAATTGAATGTATAAAATTAATAATTTCAAATAAATATAATGATTCTTTATTAATTAAAAGTAATAAATTTATTAATAATTATAATATAAATAAAAAAAGATTTAAAAAATATTTGGAAAAATATAGTATAAATTATGAAGATCTAAAAAAATATAATAATAATATACACAATATACACTCATCATTTATAGGAATAGATTTAAATAATTTATTAAAAAATAAAAATTGTTTAGAATATTTTGAAAATTAATTTATTTAATTTAATTTAAGCATATATATATAAATTAATACATATAATATAATATGTTGAATAATATAGAATTTATAGAATATAATGAACATTTAGAAGAAGATATTTTAGATAATAAAATTAAAAAAACATCTATAATATTAATTAATTGTATAGCAAATACAGAAATTTATGATAAAAATTATATTATAAAATTAAATAAATATAATTATATAGGAACAAACATTTATTATTATTTTGGTTATTCTAATATGATAATAAAAAATATAACAAAAAAAAATGTACAAAATTTATTATGTAATATTTTGATAAAACAAGATGATAAAATAATATGGTCTGATATAATTATTAAATATTATAATATATATTTTAATAATTATACAAACAAACAAATATCAATATTAAATAAATTATTAGAAGAAATTAAAGTATTGTATTTTAAGATTTTTGAAGATATTAAATTATTGGATAATAAAAAATATGATTTAGATATTGTAAATAAATCAATATATGAATATGTAAATGATAATTTAGATGTAATTTTAAATAAATTATTTACAAAAATTAATGTATTTTATATTTTATCAATATGTTTTAATAGCAATAATAATTATTTATTAATTTATGAGAAATATTTATTAGATATAATAAAAACATATTTATTTTAATAAATTAATATTTTTTTTTAACATATGAGATTTTTCTTTTTCCTTTTTCTAAAACTGAAAAATTATTTTCTAAAATATATGGGTGAATTTTTTCCATATGTTCATATTGATTTATATCATCAAAAATAAATACACCACCTTCTACAATTCTTTCAATAAAAAAATCACATTCAGTTTTTATAGCAGATACTGAATGAGGTCCATCAAAAAAAACTAATGAATATCTATTAATAATATATTTATTTTCGTTATATATAGGTATTCCGTCTGAAAATCTTTTAAAAAATTCTGTATCTTCTAATGGAAAATATAATACTTCCATATTATTTTTATCACAATATGTATATAAATTTATAAGCATTTTATTTTTCATTTTATTTGTATAATCTATTTTTTGAATAGTATTTTCCCAATGAGTATAATCAATATTACCAAATGGATCAATAGCAATATGTATTTTATTTTGATTTGTTTGTTTTAAAATATCTAAAATAATTTGAGTGCTTCCACCTTCACGAACTCCAATTTCACATGTAAATCCATCAATATTTTGAATATGTATTACAGCATTTATTAAAATTTCATATTCAATAGAATCACAATTCATAATATAGTAAAAAGAAAAAAAATAATATATATATACGAATATATTAAAGTTTATTTTGATATATTTTTTTATTTTCTGATAAAATTGTATATTTTTTTTCTAAACATTGATATATCATAGAATTTTTATTAAATTTATTTTTAAAATAATATTCAAATATTAAATAAAGAATATTATTTAAATAATGTATGAAAAAATAATATTTATTTTTTACAGTTTCATCTAAATTTAATTCTTCATATATTTTATTATGAATAAATTCATTGTTTATATTTTCATCTAATTTATATATAATCTCATATAAATTTATAAAATATATATTTAAATCATTAGTTAATTCAATATCTTGTGTTGTATCATATTGATTTTTTAATAATAATTTAATACTTTTATAAATATTATAACTTTTATTTAAATCGAAAAATAAATCAACATCTTTGGTAATTTTGAATACAATAATATTTTTATCTTCATCTAATTCATATAAATTCTCATTAATTAATAAATAATTAGTTATTTCATCATATGAATTTATAGTTATATCTGTAAATTTATTAGGATAACATTTTTGTAATTTATTATTTAAATATATACAACATTTTTTTAATAAATCTAATGAATATTCGTTTAAGTTTTTTTTACCAAAATTTTTGATATCATAAATAATTAATTTATGACTATATTCTTCAATATTATTTAATTTATTAATAATATTAAGATATTTGAAAATATATTTTGAAATTTTTTGTTTATTAGTTTCTTCTTTATCATCTATTTTTTTATTTTTAATAATAAAATTAATAGTGTCATTATTTATCCAATTCCACCATAATTCTAATTTATGATTTAATATATTCATTTTTTTTTCATTATTTTGATATAATTCAAGTTCTGAAATATTATTATGAATTTTTAATAAATCATCAATATTTTTTTTATATTTTTTTAATTTATTATTTATTATTTTTTTCAAATTATCTTTTTCTAATGTATATTTTTCTAAAAGATTGAATAATGTATTTAATTCAATATTTTCATATTTTAGTGTTGTAAATCTACCATTATCTAATAATTCCATTTCTTTCATTATAATTTCTTCAGAATAATCTTCAGATAATAATCTTTTTATATGTAAATATAAATATATTTCATCTATATAATCTAAATCTTCATTATATTCATATTCTAGATGGTTATATAATTTTTGTAATTCTAACATATATATTTATTATAATATAATAAATATTTAGATATATTTATAAAAATCTTTTATTAATTATTAATTATAAAATTAACTTGTTCCTCTTCCTCTTCTTCTTCTACAATTGTTTTCTCTTTTTTTTCTTTATTTTTTTTATATAAAGTTATAGCATTTTTAATATTATTAAATAATATTTTTGGATTTTTACGTTTATCCTTAAATAATATTTTTTTCAAAGGACATAATCTTTCAAAAAAAATACTTATGTCATTATCAATTAACCATAAATAATATTTATTTTTTTTATCTTTCATAATTACTTTTTTTATATTTATAATATCTAATGATTGATCCCAAAATTTATTTCTATTTGCTAATGGTATATATTCTATATTATTTTTTCGTTTATTAATATTAACTTTAACTATTCCATTACCATATTTATAATATGAAGTTATATATATTTGTATTAAAAAATCTTCAAATTTTTTCATAAAACGATCCATTTTAGTAAAATTATAATTTTCTATAAGATGTATATTCATAATATATAATATAACTAAAATTATTCAAATAATTCTAACCATATTTTTTTTATATTATTAATATGTAATTTTTTTGCCCATAAATGTCCTCTATTTAAATATTCCATTTTACGATGTTTATTTTTCATTAAAGCCATTACATCATTACATGTTTTTTCTATATAATCAACATCATTTATATTATATTCTATAGACATTCCACGATTACCAATTGTAGTATTTAAAGCGCCAATATTATTATAAATACATACACAATGATATAATTGAGCTTCTGCGGCACAATTACAAAAAGTTTCCATAAAATTTGTAGGATAAAAAAAGTATTCTGCTTTTAAACATTCTTCTGCTATTTTTTCTTGTGATTCTTTACCATAAATAATTGTATTATTTAATTTACTTATTTTTTCACGTATTTCATCTGTAAATTCATGACTGCGAAATACCGTTAAGGATATATCAGGTATATAATTTTGAATATATAATAAACAATCTAATAAAATATCAAAACCTCTACTTATATCAGACATATAAATAAAACGATTTTTAATAACTTGTACATTTAATTTATAATATGACATATCCATAATATTAGGTATTATACTATATTTATTTTTAGGAATACCTATATATTCATAATTATTTCTAAAATGATAATCAGATAATACAATTAATTTATTATAAGAATCTTTTAAATTATATAAAAAATTATCACCATTACTATGTAATAATTTTCCATCATATGCTGGTTGAACAGTTACATCATGTAACCAAATAAAAGTTTTACGAGCAATATTTTTAAAATAAATAAAATAATTAATATAACGAACTATAATCATAATATCTATTTTTTTCATATTATGTAATTTATGTGTATGTAAATATTGAACACCCTTATATTTTATTTCTTCATCTTCATCTAATCCATTTACAAACATATATACGTCATATATATCTGTTAATGATTCTGCTAATTTTATAGATGTAATTTCACTACCAAATATTTTTTTAGTTCCATAATTTTCTCCATTAAATGATGGAGTATAACCCATATAAAAACATAATTTAGGTTTCATTTATATTAATTACTAAATAATTTCTAAATATTATATATAATGAAAAAAAATAAAAAATATGATGATAATAAAAATGAAATGAATTTATCAACATTTATTATATTATTAATTATAGGAGGTTTTTTATATTATTATTTTTATAACAATAATAACAATAATAATAAACCAATAAGTATTCGGGATGAATTACCTACATTTATACCACGTATATCATCCCCTGAATATAGACCACCAAATCTTAGTCCTGGATATTTTGGTTTATATGATAAATAATATTATAAATTTAGTTAAAATTATAATATAGATTATCCTGAACCAATAGTAGACTATTCAATAGAAAGAGAAAATACTTAATTTTGAATTAATTTTAACCATTTATGTTTAATAAAATCTATATTTAAATTTTTAGCCCATAAATGTCCTCTATTTAAATAATCTTTTTTTTTTATTTCATTTTTCATTAATTCCATTACGTCATTACATGTTTGTTCTACATAATCTATATTATTTATATCATAATTTATAGCTAATCCTCTATCAGCAATTGTAGAAGATAAACCACCAATATTATTGTAAATACAAACACAATGATATAATTGAGCTTCAGCGGCACAACAACAAAATGTTTCCATAAAATTAGTTGGATAAAAAAAGTATTCTGTTTGTAAACATTCTTCGGCTATTTTTTCTTGTGATTCTTTATCATAAATAACAGTATTATTTAATTTACCTATTTTTTCACGTATTTCATCTGTAAATTCATGACTACGAAATACAGTTAAGGATATGTCAGACATATAATTTTGAATATATAATAAACAATCTAATAAAATGGTTAAACCTCTGTCAGGATTAGACATATAAATAAAACTGTTTTTTTTAATAGATATATTTGGTTTATAATATGATAAATCTAATGAATTTTCAATTAAATATATAGGAAAATATTCTGTTTGTAAAACATTTTTAACATTTTGTATATGCCAATCAGATAAACATATTAAACCATTAATATTATTTCTTAAATTATAAATAAGATTTGAAGCGGTTTTTTCAATTAATAAACCATTATAAGCGGGATTTATAATAGTATCATGTATCCAAATAAAAGTTTTATGAGCATTATTTTTAAAGTAAATGAAATAATTAATATAACGAACAATAATCATAATATCAAACTTAGGAAAAGTATTTATTTTAAATAAATTTAAATAAGATACACCATTATATTTTATTTCATCAACTTCATTTATATTAACAAATATATAGACTTCATATATATCAGTTAATGATTCAGCTAATTTTAGAACACTTAATTCACTACCATAAATTTTTTTAGAATTATAATTTTGTCCGTTAAAACCTTCACTATAACCCATATAAAATGCGAGTAATGGTTTTTGCATTATATATAAATAAAAAAAAATGTTTAAATATATAATATTTAAATGAAATTAGTTAAGCATAAGTATAACTATTATTTAAAAACATCCAATATCCATCCGTATTATCTGTAGAATCATTATCAATATAAATAAGAGATAAAGCCATACCACCTCTATTTAATAATAAATCAACAGAAACATATTCATTATCATTTGTATCACAGAAATCAGTAATTCTAATAACAACATTAGTTTGTAAATTATTAGCTAAACGTGTAGTAATTGTGCTAAATGTAGTTTCAAAAACAGGATGTAACATAATTTTAATAATTTGTCCGTTATATTGTCCATTAGGTAAATTAAGACGAATATATATATTTTTATTATTATTTACTAAAGTTGTTAAATCTGAATGTGAATCAATATAAATAATATATAATGATTTTGGTGTATTAGTAAATAAACTATAATGACTTGTTTGATTTATAAATTCAGATATATTAGCAGAACCTATAGTGGAGGTATTAATAATTTGTGGTAAATAAGATACAATATTTTTAATACCTGAACGTGTAGTAAAATTAATATTATTATTTTTATTTATATTAGCATCTGCTTTTAATTTAATTCCTCCACCACAAGTCCATTCAATATTAGGATTACTACTATGATTACTTGTAATATGATGTTTTCCACCAATATAAGTGTTATTATTATTATTTGTTATTATTGTAGAAGGAGCACCTATTGAAATATCTGAAGTTTTTTCAATATATTTATTGAATTCTTGGTCATAAATAGAAACATTACTGGCAGCTCTTACGTCTGAAGATTTTTGTAATACTTCAGTAGAAGCGTCTGTAATAGTTAAATTATGAGTACCAGTTACAGTATTTTTGAGATTAGCTCCAACTGTTAAATTAGAATTTACAGAATACGTTTCCAAACTATTATTTTTAATTCTACGATAATATGTACTAGTAATTTTATTATCTACAATGCCTTCATGAGTAGTAGTAAATGTACTTGTATTAGTTGAATTACCTTTTGTAAAATGTCGTGAAGAATGATATGTTTCATTTACAGTATCATAAATAGTTGAAGTTAAATTACCGTGAATTGTAGTATTATTATTTTTGGAAATAGTTAAAGTTTGATTTTTATCAAAATGTTTTTTATAAGTTTCTAAAGTATTATTTGTATATTTTTTATGTATATTTTTAACTACATTAGCATGATTTTCATTAAATGAATTATTATTATATGTAACAGTAGTATCTCCAATACATGTAGTATTTAAATTAACTGTAATATCTTGATCGAAATTAGTATGTATATTTTTAGTATAATTAGCACCAATTTTGTAAGTATTAGATTTTTTCATATTAATAGTTGATTTATTATTTGTATTTGAAACTCCAGTATGATGTGTAGTAATTAATGTACCATGATATGTTTCTGTTAAATTAGCTTTTACTGATAAATGATGAGTATTATTATAAACAATTGTTGTATTATCAGCAACAAAATGAGTAGAATCTTTTCTAATTTCTTTTGAATAATTATTAAAATTGGAAATTTGACATATATTTTTCATTGTTTCATTACTAACACCTTCAATCTCATGGGTTTTAGATGATTTATTTGTAATTGTTTCATTTGTTTCTATTATATTTGTTTTATTACCTTTTGTAGTATCTGATAAATTAGAAGTGGAAGATAATATATTGTTTATTTTAATATTTTCATTTGTAGTTGTAAAATAAGTTTCTGTTAAAGTAGTAAGTAAATTTGTATTATAACTACATCTAAAAGTAGAAGTGCTAATACCTACAGTATGTTGTGAATAATATTTTTCATTAGTAGAAGTAAAATTATTTTTAATATTATTATGTTTATTATGTCTATATGTTTCTACACTAGTATTATTATATGTAATATTATAGGTGTTTCCAAAAGTTTCTTGACTATTAGTATGAATATTTAAAGTTTTATATTTTTTATCAGTAATAGTGACATTTTCATCTATAATTGTAGTAGAATAATTAGATAAGGCAGAACCTATATTTTGTTGAAAATCTTTTTTAATAGTTTCAGTTAAATTTTGATCTATATTACAATTATATTTAGCTGTTTTAGCATTAAAAAGACTAGTATCATAGACATTTAAATCATATGTAGATTTATATGTTTCATTATTATCTGAAGTAATTATTTGTTCTGTAATTTTATTAAATGTTTGATTAACATTATCATGAACAGTTATATTATAATTTCCAGTTATAATTGTATTTAAATTTTCAGAAATAGTAACATTATTATTTATTTTATATATATTAGTATCATCTAAATCTATTGTTTTATGTAATATTTGGTGTGTATCAATAATATTATTTCCTGTTACAGTTTCTTGTAAATTTCCAACTATTCTAGTAGTTCTATTATTTCCATATGTTTCTGTTTGAAGTTGTGTAACTGTTGTATCAAATGTACCATTTGTAGTATTTTCATTATTACCAGTAATAATGTTTGTTAAATTACCAGTAATAGTTTTAGTGGTATTTCTACAATTTTCAGTATTATCTAATTTTACATATATAGAATTAGTACCAGTAATATTATATTGTGTATTTCCACAAATAGTTAAAGAATAATTATTATCAGTATGAATAGTATTATTATTATAAATAGTATTAGTTAAATTATTAGAATAAAATTGGTGATTAGTATTATATTTTAAAGTAGTATTTTTAAATGTATTCAAATTATAATTATTTTTAATAGTATTACTTACAGTTTGTAATGTATTTATATTATAATCATTTTTAATTGTTCGAATATTATTTTTTTTTATTATAGTATCAGTTTTGCCTGTTGTATTAATATTATAATTTGTATTAAATGTTTCTGTAGTAGAATTAGTAATTAAATTATCACTTGAAGCAATAATAGTTTCAACTAAACTATTATGAATATGTGTATTTTTATTTTGTAAAACATTCATAGTATAATGTGCGTCAGATGTAATATTAATATTTTTAGAATTAGAAATATTATAAAGTATATTTTTATCTGTCTTAATTGTGAGATTATTTTGATTAGCATTAATATTACTATTAATATTTAAAGTAAATGAATTATTAGCATTTGCGGGAGGTGTATCAACAATACCAATAAATATATTTTTAGCAACATATAAATCACCATTAGTGTTAATATTAGGTTCTAATGATACAATTTGATTGGCAATAAAATTAGAATATTTTTGAATAGTTAAATTAGAAAATGAATTATCCATATCTGTTTTAGAATATTCTTCGGGATCAATTGTATCAAGATTAATATTATTTAAAATGGAATATGTATTAAGATTATTACGAACTAATCCAGCAAATTTTTTATCAGAATTAACAAAACATTGAGATATAATACCAGAATAATCACCTAAATCTTTTTGTACAGCACCTAAAGTAATAAGAGGATCATTAACATCGTAATCTTCGGTTTTGAATAAAGAAGAATCAGGTCCATGAACATTTAAGTTACCGGCTAATGTAAAATCTCCATCTATAACACAATCTTTTTTCTGATAATAACCACCGTCAACTACTAAAGCACGTTTTTCTTGTGCTCCGTCAGTTCCAGTATTTGTATTTGTAATATGGATGTAACCATTAGAAGATAAATTAATATTTTTTTCACAGGTTAAATTAAATGTTGAAGCTAAATTAATTGTAGTATTACCAGATATATTTAAATTCATAGTACCAAAAACTGTTTCAATTACATTATTATCTATATGGATAGTTTTGTTTGATTGATATGTTTCATCAGTATCTCCAGTAACTAATAATGTTCTTGATCCAGATACAATTTCATTAGAATTATTAGAAATAGTTTTATAATGTGTTCCATGGTGATCTTCTGTAACAGCACCAGTTATAATTTGTTTATTAAATTTAGAAATAGATATATCTTGTTTACCAGATAGAGTAGATATATATGATAAAGGTATAGTAATATTTTTATTTCCACTAATAATAATATTTGAATTTTTAGTTATATTAATATTATGGTCTAAACCTATTTTTTCAGTTGTATTACCTGTAGTTTTTATAGTTTGTTTGTGTTTTAAAATATTAGTATTTGAATTATCAACAGTCATATCACGATTTCCAGCTAATAATTCGGTTACATTACCATCTATAGTTTTAGATTTAAGATTACATTTTGTATCAAAATTAGATTTATATGTTTCATTTGAGTTATCTTTTATAAATAGATATTTAGTATCATATATATTATTAGAATAATTTCCGGTTATATGGGTTGTTAAATCTCCACTAATATGTATAGTTGAATTAGATAAATAAATTTCAGTATCATTTTGTTTTACAAAAGTGGTACGTGATTTTGATAAAGTTTCTTTTATATTATTATGAATAATTGTTTTATTATATTTGGCATATGTTTCAATATTATTTTGATAAACATTTAAATTAGATAAATATTTTATAGTAGTTGATAAATCACCTGTAGTATTAATATTAAAATTAGATTTAGAAGTTTCTGTAACATTTCCTTTTATAGATAGTTTGTGAGTTCCTGCGATATTTTTATTGCCAACTAATGATATATTTTGAACTAATTTACCGTCAGGAAATCCCGACATAGTATCTATAAATAAAAATTTAGCATCATCAGGAACTTTACCTGTTATTGATTTTAATTTTAATAAATGGGGTGTACTACCTGTATCGTGATATAACCATTGAAAAGGATTACCATTATTATAATCTTTTATAATATGATGACCGCCTTCATGAGTACCAGCATCTTCATTTACAGATTCAATTACCCAATTTTTGTTAGGATCATTTAATAAATAACGATTTTCATTAGGACAATAAATTTTGAATGTACCTACAACAGTACCTGAACCAGGTATAGTAATTGTATCATTATATAATAATAAAAATGGTGAACTGGTTGCTAAATTTTGTATTTGATTATAATCAGAACCATTTAGAGTTTTATTTACATATAAAGAAGTATTATAAATTTGTATTTTTTTGTAATTTAATGTTAAATATTTAATACGAGGTACATTATTGTATGTTAATATAGCGGCATTAATATTTGCTCTATGTGGTTTAATATAATAAAATGTGAAACGTTGTCTTTTATTAGTAGAATCAATATTAGCTAATGAAATAGTAGATTCATTAGAATCTATTTGAAGATATTTATTATTATTATAAATATAATATATATCACTATTATGTCGTGTATCATTTTTATAAACACTTTCTAAATACCATTTATGTGTATTTCCTGGAGTATTAATTGTTTCTAATTCTAATGTTCCATTATTATTTTTTAAATATTTATCTAATGTTTCATTATAAATATAATATTGAGCTTTAGTAATAACATTATTAGTAGTTTCTTCTGTGCCGTCAACATAAATAAATATAAAACGATTAAATTCATTTTTATTATCATATAAACTAGCATTAGTGTCAGCATTATTAAATCTATAATCAGCTGTACCAACATAAGAAATATTAGGGTGAATTTGTATTGCTTGAGCGCTTGAACCGGAAGAATTTAATTTAATAAGAGAAACATTAGCACCAATACCACCAATCATAAAAATTTTGATATAATAAGTTGTTAAGTTATATTCAAGTTGATGTTTTCTGGGACCTAAAATAAATTTATATTTATAATCAATAGAAGGATGATTAGCATTATAATTAAATGTATTAACCCAATTATTCCATAATACAATAGCATATTTTTCTTCATCAGTAGGACCTAATATAGCGTATTGACTATTTATATTATTATACCGTGGATCTGTTGATTCTGCTTGATCGGCATAATAAGAATTTATAATAATCCAAGAATCTGTTTCGGTTCCTGGTTTAAAAATGAACCAATCATTTATTTGAACTGTAGATCCTAATGTATCATCTCCATCACCTGGAAATACATAAAAATTTGGATATTGTGCTACATTAGCATCGTAAACAGAAGCTTCAACAATTTTAATATAATTAGTAGTAAATAAATCTATACTTTCAATATTAAATGAAATAGTATTAGGACCTGATAATGGATGACCTTTTAATAATAAATGATTATATTTAGATTTTTTATAAACTTCAATAGCATTAGTATTAATATATTTATCAAATGTATTATAAACAATTAAATTACTAAGTTTATTCATATTACAAGTAAAATTACTATTATAGGTATTATTATAATAAATATTATTTGTAGTAGAACCTGTAAATCTAATATAAGAATCACCATTAATTGTATTATTAAGATTATTAAAAACAAAAGTAGTTTTACTATTAGTTATATTATAATAATATGTATTTGATAAATTATATTTATAATTTCCAGAAATATTTTTAGTTTTATTAGTATCAATATGATATAATACATTATCAACATATGTTTCATCTAAATTACCAGTAATATTAATATTTTTATTTATAGTGATTTTTTGATTAAAAAATCCAGCATTATTTAATTGTAAATTATTTTTATATAAAATAGTATTATTATCAATTATATTTTCTGAATTTGAACCATTTATATTATATATATGATTAGATGAAATAGTTTTATCTACATTTCTTAAATAAGTTTCTATTAAATTACCTTTAATATTTATATTATATGTAGTTTTAATTAAAATATTTGAATTATTATATATAGTATTTGTTTTATTACCAGTTATAACTAATATTGAATTTTTATTTAAAGTTTCTGAATTTGTATTTGTTATTGTTAAATCAGAAGTTCCTGTTATTGATTCAGTTAAATCATTTTTTATATTAATATTATTATTTACAGATAAGGTTTCAATTATATTATTTTTAATAAATGAGGTTTTTATTTTATTTATATTGTATATAAAATTACCTGAAATACTACAATTAAATTTATTATGATAAGTTTCAGTTGAAGAATCATGAATTACAATTTTATGATTTGTAGCATATGTTTCTTTTGTATCATTTTCATATTTTCTATAATAATCACCATTTATAGTATTTTCTGTATTTGATTCTAATCTAGTTGTTCCTATTCCAGTATATGTTATAGTATCTGAACCAGTAATATCTTCTGTAAAATTAGAACTAGAAGTAGTTAATATTGAATTTTTATTATTCATATTTTTAATTAAATCTCCATCTATATCATTTTCCATACCTCCATTATTTCCTTTAAAATGAATTGTTGTATCGGTTGTATTATTTGTTAATATAACATCTAAATATTTATGAGTATCAGTAAGATCATTACCAAATATAACTCCTGAATGAGTACCGTCAGGTATTACATTTAAATTTCCTTTAATTTCAAATGTGGCAATTGGTAATGAAGTAGCAACTCCAACATATGTTAAATCATCATCTAATACAGTTAATCTAGTATGTCCATTTGAATAAAATTCCATTTCATCTTCTCTATCTTTTATTGATACATCAATATAAGTATCCTTATCTTTATCTTTTACACCACCTAAACTTTCCCATTCATCCTCTATAAAACCTTGAAAGGCATTTATATATGATTCATATCTTAACATACCTTTAACTCCTACACTAGTTCCTATACCAATTGTTCTAGGTAAAGATACAGCGTCTTTATAATTAGGTAAATTAGTAAAATCAAATCCTAATCGAGGAACTGTTGTGCCTACACCAATAGATTTAGGTTGTATATATTGTGGATCATTTACGACATAAAACATACCATTATTTACATTTAGATTGCCACCTAAATTTAGATTTTTAGATAAACCTAAACCAGAATTAGTTATAAAAGAAGAATATTTATAAACATTATCTAAAACATATACTGTTATAACTTTTATTTGTGTATTTTTATTTTTACTTACAATGTAATATGTACCTCTTTCAGTTGGAATAAATTTTAAATAACTTCTAGTATTATTATCTGTTGAAGAATAATCAGTTCCATTTGAACTATAAGTTATTCCAGTTGTATAAGGAACTCGATCTATTATTCCAGTATTTCTATTATATTCTAATTTTTTTTTAGAAAATATAATTTGTTGATTAAAGTTATTATTTGATTGATTAAAAATATATGTATTTCCAATATATAAATTTAAATTTTTTTGTTCAATACCTCCAATAGTTAATATATTTTTTAATGTTCCTGAAGTATCTATTGAATCAAATGTATATAAAATATTTGAATTAGAAATATTATTATTATGTTCTACTTCATCTGTGCCAAAAATACTAAGATTATTAGATATAGTAATATTACCGGTAATATTAGCATTATTATAAATTTTTATTTCTTCATTATTATAATAAGCAGTCATTTCATTAATCTTAATATGAGAAGTATTTAATGCTACCAGTCGTTGACTCATATAACTATTAATAGAAAAAAAACAAAAAAAAATAAAAATATGTAGATAAGAAATTTATTAAAATTATACAAAATCAAAATTATTATCAAGTAATAACCAATATCCATCAGATAAATCAGTAGCGTCATCTATATATAATAAATTTAATGTTTGACCGCCTTTATTTAATATTAGACGAGCATTAGTAGAAATATTACCATCTGCGTCGCAAAAACGTGAAATTTTAATATCAATATTAGTTCCATTCCACATAGGATGAAGAGCTATTTTTTTTATTTGTCCATTATATACACCATTTATTAAACTTAAATATCTATTTTGACCTGTTCCTGGTGCTGCTGCTATAATAGTTAATACTTTAGGATCTATTTCAAATCGGGAACCGTCATTAGTATTTGTCGATAAATTAGCAGTAGTAATAATTTCAGGTGTATAATATACAATATCTGTAAAACGGGCATTAGAATTAATTAATATTTCTTTACCAACTGTATTACCGGAAGTTAAAAATAATCCTCCACTACTACTTATATTTAAAGCATATTGTGATGTATCTTTTACATGTAATTCATATGTACCTGTTATAGTTTCTGTTAAATTACCACTTACTGTTATAGTTCTATTTCCTTTATATGTTTCTTTATTTGTATTTCCTATTGTTAATTCACGTGTTCCTGTTATAGTTTCAATTACATTTCCACTAATTGTAATAGTTCTGGCAGATTTATATACTTCGGTATTAACTCCATTTATTTCTAAATCATTTGTTCCAGTAATTAAAATTGTATTATTTCCACCAATTGTTACTGTACGATTTTGTTCATATGTTTCAACATTAGTATTAGCTATTTTAAGAGTTCTAGTATTATTTAAAATAGATGTAACTGCTCCAGAAATAGTTTCAATAAAATTACCACTTATAGTGACATTTCTATTTTTAAGGAAAGTTTCAAATGAATTTTGATATACATTAAATGTTTTATTTCCAGTTATAGTAATATTTAAATTTTTACCAATTGTTATATTTGTGTTATTTTTATAGGTTTCATTTGTATCATTCATTATTGTTAATGTATTTGAACCAGTAATAGTTTCTATTAAATTACCACTAATAGTAATATTTCTATTATTTTTATATATTTCAGTATTTAAATTATCAACTGTTAATTTTTTAGTTCCTCCTATATATGATTCATAATTACTTGTAATAGTTTCAGTTAAATTACCACTAATATTTACTGTTCTTGAATTAGATAATATTTCTGTATTATCTCCTACAATAGTTAAAATTCTAGTACCTGTAATTGTTTCTGTATTATCACCACTAATAGTTATATTTCTATTTGATTTATATATTTCAGTATTTTTTCCACTTACTGTAATTGTTCGTGATCCAGTTATTATTTGAGTAGAATGACTATGAACTGTAATTGCCGAAGTATTTTTATATGTTTCATTTACAGCTCCATCTATTATTAAGGTTTTAGTACCTTTGATTGTTTCTACTAAATTTCCAGTAATTAATTCAGTATTACTTCCTTTTATAGTTAATGAATTATTACCAGTTACAACTTGTATTATATTACCACTAATAGTAGTAGTTCTTGTTCCTGTTACTGTTTGGGTAAAATTACCACTTACTATAATTGTTCTAGTACCTTCATATGTTTCTGTATTATTACCTGATACTGTCATTGTACGTGTACCTGTTATTGTTTCTATTAAATTACCACTAACAACAATAGTTCTTGATTTAGAATAGGTTTCTTTAGTTTCTCCACTAACAGTTAAATCTCTAGTTCCGGTAATTGTTTCTGTATTATTTCCTGAAATATTAATTACTCGAGTCCCTTTAATAGTTTCATTATTATTACCAGTAACAGTTCGAGTATAATTTTCTAAAACATTAACAATAGAATTTAATTTAATTGTTTCTGTTAAATCCTCATCAATTATTATAACTCTATCTTTTTTGAATGTTTCATTTACATTATCAAAAACAGTTAAATGTTTTTTACCAGTAATAGTTTCTAATAAATTACCTGAAACAATAGTTGTTAAATTTTTATTAAATGTTTTATTTACATCTTTATCAACAGTAATATTATTATTTCCTGATATTATATAACTACAATTATTACTTATTGTTATTGAACGTGACATTTTATATATTTCTGTATTTTTACCCGACACTGTTAAAGTTCTTTCTCCATGTATTGATTTAGTATTATCTCCTGAAATAGTTTCTAATAAATTACCTGTAATTCTTGAAATTTTATTTGATTTTAAAGTTTCTTGAACTGTCCCGGTAATAACTTGGGTTTTTGTACCTTCTATAGTTTCTACAACATTCCCTGTAATTGTTTCTTTTAAATATCCTGTAAGTGTTTTATCTATATTTCCTTTATATACTTCTGTTGTATTTCCTGTAACTGTAACTGTATTTGTTCCAGTAACAGTAAGTGTTCTATTAGCTTTTATTGTTTCAATATTATTTCCACTAACAGTAATAGTTCTATTATTTTTATATGTTTCTGTATTATGACCTGTTACAATTAATTCTCTATTTCCTGATATTGTTTCTATATTATTTCCTGATACAATTAATGTTCTTCCTTGTTTGACTGTTTCATATTTATATTGACTTATTATTACAGTTCTAGAACCACTAATAGTTAAAGCATTATTACCAGTAATTAATTCAGTTAAATCTCCACTAATAGTTATAGTTCTATCATTTTTATATGTTTCTGTATTATGTCCTGATACAGTTAATGTTCTAGTACCAGTTATTTTTTCTACTGAATTACCTGTAATATTAATAGTTCTATTATTTGAAATTATTTCAGTAACATTATTATTAGAAATAAAACTGATAGATTTATTATTTGTTGATTCTAATGTAAACTCTTTATTTGTTTGTGTTATATAATCTGTACTAGTTGTTTTAATATAATTATCTTTATTATGAAAATAAATACCTTTATCAACATTACCTAAATGAACATTTTTAACTACATTTAATTCACCATAAGTATAAATAGATGAATTTTCTTTAATATTTGTTTGAGATAAATTACTTAAATCTATATCACCATCATAAAGAGCTGTTAATTTTCTTGTAGTAAAATTACTATGATAGTCTTTTTTAGGTGTATTATTTGAACTAATAGCATCAGTAAATGAACCTGTGCCATTAATTAATGGTTCAGTATCATCTGTTCCTAATATATTAATACCATCTAATAAATGATATTCACTTAAACCTTGATTTTTAACTAAACCAGTTAATTTATAAACACCACTACCATTTTTATATCTTGAAACAAAACCTGAATATGCTGTATTATCTGTTTCACCTAAACCTAATGTAATTAAAGGATCGTCAATAACAACTTTTTGGGAATTAATTTTAGTATTATTACCTAATAAATTTAAATTTCCTAAAATATTTAAATTTTGACCTACATAAGCATCTCTTTTAATATATACACCACCATTTACAATTAATGCACCTGTATTTGCTATTGGTTTATTATTTACTATTGTTAAATCTCTTGTACTTGTAATATTAACTAAACCATTAGAACCTGTATTTTTTAATAAAATATTTTGATTAGTAGTAGTAGTTTCTATCGTAAAATTACCTTTAGTTGTTATTTCACTATCACCTTGTGAACCCATTATATTCATTTGATATTGTTTAGTAACGGTTTCAGTTAAATTACCACTTACGGTAATATCTCTACTAGTTTTATATATTTCTGTATTATGACCACTTACAAATACATTACGTGTTCCTATTACTGTTTCTTTATTATTTCCACTAATTGTAACATATTTTGTTGAATTATATATTTCAGTACTATTTCCACTTACAGTTAATTTACGAGTACCTTTAATAACTTCAGTAACATTACCAGTTATAGTTTCTAATAAATCATCTGTAATAGTAATATTTTGATTACCACCTATTACAATATTTAAATTTGAACCTATTGTAATATCATTTTTACCAGATATAGTTTCTTTTAAATTTCCACTTACACTAACTGTTCTATGTGATTTATATGTTTCTTTTACTTCTCCATCTATAGTTAAATCATGTGTACCTTTTATAATAACAGTGTTATTACCTGTTATAGTTTCTTTTAAATATCCATCTATAGTAATTGTTCTATTAGCTTTATAAGTTTCTGTATTATGTCCTTCAGTAATTAATGTTCTTGTTCCAGTAACTGTTATAGCATTAGCCCCCGAAATAGTTTCTGTTAAATCTTGTTTTATTGATAATAGATTACTTCCTAAATATGTTTCTTGATTATTTCCACTTACATGAAACACTCTTGTTCCTGTTATTGTTTCAGTACAATCACCACTAATTACAATTGTTCTATCAGCTTTATATTCTTCATTATTATTACCACTTACTAATAATGTTCGAGCACCTGTTACAGTTTCTTTTAAATTTCCACTTATTGTTATTGTTCTATCTGATTTATATGTAGATGTATTATCACCAGATACAGTTACATTACAATTATTTAAAAATGTCATAGTAGCAGAACCTGAAATTGTTTCACTTAAATTTCCTGAAATTGTTATTGTACGATTTCCTTTATAAGTTTCATTAGAAATATTCATTACAGTTATATTATGACGTCCTAAAACAGTTTCTGTTAAACTTCCACTTATTTTAAGTGTTCTATGACCATTACAATCTTCATTATGATTACCTTTTATTAATATACTAGAATTACCCACAACTGTTTCATTTAAATCTCCACCTGTATTTAAAAGTCTATTTAATCTATATATTTCTGTTGAATGTCCTTCAACATTAAAACTATGATTTGTTTTGACAGTTTCATCTAAATTTCCTGTTATTATTATAGTTTTGCTACCTTTTATAGTTTCATAATTATGTCCTGTTACTATTTGAGTTTTATATCCTGTAATTGTTTCTGATAAATTTCCACTAATTGTTATTGATCTATTATTTTTAAATGTTTCAACACTAGCACCAACTATTGTAACTGTATTTGTTCCTGTAATTAATTCAGTATTATTTCCTGAAATAATTATTTGTCTTATACCTTTATATGTTTCTTTATTATCTGAACTAACTGTTATATTTCTGTTTTGATGAATTGTTATAGTATTAAATCCCGATATAGTTTCTGTTAAATTTCCAGATATCAACATTGTTCTATTTGATTTAAATGTTTCATTAGAATTATTATGAATAGTTTTATCAAATGAACCTGTTATAAGATTTGTTGAATTACCTCCTATTGTTACTGTTCTATTAGATTCATATGTTTCAGTATTATTATTTTTAACTAATAATTCTCTTGTTCCTGAAATTGTTTCATTTAAATTACCACTAATTCTAATTGTTCTATTATTATCATATAATTCTGTATTAGCTAATTTTATATCTAATAATCTTGTACTATTATATGTTATATCTACATCACCTGTAATTAATTCTGTATATGAACCACCAATAATTAAATCTCTTTTATTTTTATATGTTTCTTTAGATATTCCTGTTACTATTTTATTTAATGTTCCTCCTACTGTTGTTACTACACTACCACCTATTGTATTTGTTACACTACCATCAATTGTTTCTATTACATTTCCAGTTAAATCTACAGTCATACCACCAGTTGATTTAAAATGAATAGATTTATTTCCAGCTTTATTTGTATCTAATTTAAAATAATCACCTCTAATATTTACATTTGAAGATACTATCATATTACCTTTAATATGTAATGTAGATTCTGGTTTATTAAAACCATAACCTATAGCAATACCACCTTCCATACCCGATGTAGTATTTTTAGCATTATTTCCATCAACAGTACCATCCGAAATACTACCATATTGACTATTACCATCAAATATAGCCATTCTTTGATTACCATTTGTATAAAATCTTATTACATCTTCATCGTGTCTTGTATTATCTGCTGTTATAAGTGTATCCTTATCTGAATCAATTACACCACCAATTATACTCCAAGAATTATTTATATATCCTTCAAATAATTCTACATCTGTATTATATCGTATCATACCTTTTACTGGTGGTGTAGGTCTTTCAGCTTCAGTACCAGCAGCAATTAAAAAAGCATCATTTGTATTAATATCTAATGTACATCTAGGAGCATTGGTGTTTATTCCTATTTTAATTGAAGATGTTGGTCCAGTAGAATTTACATATAATGAATCATAACCTACATTTAAATTTCCACCTACATTTAGATTTTTTTTTATACCCATACCTCCTTTTGCTATTACACCTCCATTATTTACTGAATCACTATCTATTTCAGATAATATTAATAAATTTTTTGTTACATCCATATTTCCAGTGATAGAAAGATTGGATCTTATGTTAAATTTTTCATTTGTTCCATAAGTTTCAATATTTTTAATTTTAATTGATCCAGCATTAATTGCTACAACTGACATATATATTTATGATACAAAAAAAAAACACTTATAATAATTTTTTACTCAAAATTTACTATATATATAATTTGATATAATATTGAAAATAATAATGGTACTAAATTATTATTATTATTTATAATTAATATAAATTCAAAAATAATTGATAAAATATAAATACTAAATAATATTATATTATTTTTAATATGATTTTCATTTTTATAAATTAATATAGTACCACTCCCTACACACAATATTCCTAGTATAAAAAATAATATATTAATTACAATATTTGAACTAAATAAAATATATAAATTTAAAATAAAACTTAATATAAATAAAATTCTATTAATATTTAATCTATCTTCATCTTTCATATCAATCTCAAATTTATATATATTTGATTCTGATTGACTTTCATTCATTAAATTAGTTAAACTATCATCCATATTATATTATTTATTTACTTATTTAAGTATATTATGTTATTTATATATTACTAATTTAAAATTTTAAAATTGATTATATTTTTTTTTATTAATTAATGAATCCTCTTATTATTTCTGAATTAAATAAACTTATTAGTAATTTATTATATGAAAAACCACCTAATTTTACATTTAAAGTAAATTCTTTTAAAAAAACTATTAATATTATTAAAGATTTAGATTTTGAAATTAAATCAACTAATGATTTAAAAAATATAAAAGGAATTGGTAAAGGTACATTAGATCGTATTGATGAAATTTTAAAAAATGGAAATTTACAAGAAAATAAAAATGTTGAAAAAAAACAGAAAAATATTTCTGATTTTAATAAACTTCAAACAATTACAGGTATTGGACCCGCTAAAGCTAAACAATTAATTCAAAAAAATATATCATTTGATGATTTAATTAATAATCCTACTGAAACTATGTTAAATGAATTAACACATCATCAATTAATAGGTGTAAAATATTATCATGATTTATTAAAACGTATAGACTGTTCTTTAATTAATGATATTGAAAAATATTTAAAAAAATTTAATTTTAAATTTAATATTTGTGGTTCATATAGAAGAAAAAAACCTAATTCAGGAGATATAGATATTTTAATTTTAGAAGAAAAAAAAACATTAAAAGATATTGTTAAACTTTTAACTCAAGATAATTTTATTATTGATAATTTAACTGATGATGGAAAAACTAAATATATGGGAATTTGTAAAACATCTAAATCACATGCTATGCGTATCGATATTAGACTTATTCCTAAAAAATCTTATCCTTTTGCTTTATTATATTTTACTGGAAGTAAAAAAACAAATACTTATATGAGAAATATTGCTATTAAAGCTGGTTATAAATTAAGTGAATATGGTTTATATGATAAGGATACAAATTTTATTTCATTAGATTCAGAAAAAAAAATTTTTGAATTTCTACAATTACCTTATTTATCTCCTGAACAACGATAAAAAAATTAAAAAAAAAACTAAATTTATATATTATTTTTTATATCATGTATATCTTGTACACATTACATATAATTTAATAATATACAATTATTTTAATTTTTTTATAACCTTAATCTTGTATTTTTAATCTTGTATTTTTAATCTTGTATTTTAATCTTGTATTTTAATCTTGTATTTTAATCTTGTATTTTAATCTTGTATTTTTAATCTTGTATTTTTAATCTCATATTTTTTATTAGTCAAATAATATATTTTATTTGCTATTTACCTTTTATGCGCCCCCTTACTATATTTTTATTTGTGTGCTATGCTATGCTATGCTATGCTATGCTATACTACCCTATTTGTATGCTATGCTATACTACTCTATTTGTATGCTATGCTATGCTATACTACTCTATTTGTATGCTATGCTATGCTATGCTATGCTATGCTATGCTATGCTATGCTATGCTATACTATGCTATACTATGCTATACTATGCTATACTATGCTATACTACCCTATTTATATGCTATGTCGCCGTATGTGTATGCTATACTACCCTATTTGTATGCTATGTCGCCGTATATGTATGCTATACTACCCTATTTGTATGCTATATTTTATATATGCTATAATATTCTATTAGAATATTTTATAGTATGCTATCCGCAATAATACTATATTTTTATGATTTTGGTTTATAATAATTTAGATTTATTATAATTTTATAATTATACTAATTAGTTCATTTTATTAGACTATTAGTTATTATATACATTTTAACCTATTTACCATATATATATTGTTTTAATAGTTAAAATAGTAACTATTACAATATTTTTATAATTATTATTTTAAAAATATTTCTTCATCTATCTAAAAATTTAATATCAATAAATTTTAAAAAGATGGCAAAGTATATGCTACGTACAAAGGAATATTTTAATAATAATTAGTATATATATATATATTCTTATCGAAAATATATTGATGATTTATAATATATTGCTGTGTGAGATATAACTAATCTCAATGATATATATAATTTATATATATATATATACATTATATTTTTTTTTTAAATAGTTTAAATTAAATTTAATTTAAATTAATTATTAAAAGGTGAATTATCAAGATTTATATCAATATCAGTATTTTGAGAATTATTCATATCTTTAAAAAGTAAAACTAAATAAACTGTAATAGAAACTAATACAAATAATTTAATATAACTTATATAGTTATTTTTTTTTATAAAAATACATCTATCAATAAAAAATAATAATACTGCTATTAATCCACTTATCATTGCTAAAAATATATTATTATAAATAATATCAGTTATAGAAATAGTTAATTTATCCATTATATATTTATTAATAATATTTTTATTATGTAAATTTTTTCTTTTTATAATATAATTAATATATATAATGGATTATTTAAATTTATTAGTTGATACAAAAAAAGAATTCTCAATTTATTTAATTAATAATTTAGCTCCAGAAATAAGTAAAGGAATTTATTCAATTTATTTAAATTGTAAAAATAGAGTAGAAGAAAATAATAATATTCTTATTAATTTTCAACATGTTTTATCTGATGTACCAAAATGGAATAATAATATAATATATACAGAAACAAATAGAATTAAAAATAAAATATCATATATTGAAGATTTACTTACAGCAGTATTTATAAGTAATATGCGATTATTATGTTCTATTAAAAATAAAAATAAACAAATAAAAGTAAAAGTTCCTAAATTAGAGGTATTTATTCATAAATGTTATATTGAAGTTGCTAAAGAATTTTGGTCTTATACTTATTTATTTAATGAAAATATAAATAAATTAGAAGTTCAAAAAAATAAAAGACAAGTAGAACTTATTATTAAAAATTCAATAGAAGAAGTTATTAGAAAATTATTACCATTAAAAACTATTTTAAAAGATTATTTAGAAACCAATTTAGATACTGAAACTATTGATAATCCTGAAATACATAATAATTTGATTGATATTATTAAAAATAATGTAAAAAAAGAAAATAATACAGAATCTGAAAATGAAAAATCTGATTATTATATCCCAGAAGAAGATATAAAAAAAATAGATAATGAAGAAATTGAATTAGAAACTGATAATAAAAAATTAGAGGTTCAATCAGAATTTGTATTTGATGAAAATGTTTTCTTAAATACAGTATCAGATAATAATATTTGTAATATAGTTGATAATCCAAATGAATTATATAATGCATTTGAAAAAACAAATGAAATTAAAGTAGTTAATATTAATAGTGAAGATAAATTAAATCTTAATGAAAGTGAAAAACACAATACAGAAAAAGAAAAAAATAAAAATAAAAATTATTTAAACAATTTTCAAACACATAATACTACTTAAATTTCTTATTATTGATTTTTTTTTTTATTTAATTTAATACCTAATTCTTTTTCAATTTTACGCATTATATCATAATCTGGTGCTGTTTTACCAGATTCATATAATTGAATAGTTTTTTGATCTTTACTAATTTTTTGTGCTAATTGTTGTTGTGTCATTTTTTTTGCTGTTCTTGCTTTTTGAATTAATTTTGAATTACTTAATGAAATTGTAGGTTTTTTTTCAACTTCATCCCCATCTTCTACATATTTTTTTTGATTATTTTGTTTATTTTTATCTGTTGATGAACTTATATTTTTTGTAAATCTAACAGTTTCCCAATCCTGACCAGTTAATTGTACCATATTATTTTTAACAAATATAAAAATAATATCAATTTTAAAAATAAAAGTTTATTAAAATAAAAAAAAATATTAATAATAATTAATATATTATATTAAACTATGTTTAGTGTTGCTCCTGATAGTTTTGCTCCTTTAAAACATACTAGTGCTATGAATATTATTTTTTGGTTAGCATTAATTATATTTATATCTGAAAATGTATTAATAATGTTTTTTCAATATTTTGCAGAAAATTTATCTAAAATAACTATAATAAATATTAGTGGAATTACAACTACTATGATTAATAGAATTTTTACAATGGGTGTATTTCCTTTATTATATATACAATTAATCAAACCGTTTTTTCCAATATTATATTCAATATTTTTTATATTAATATTAGTTTATACTGGTTCAGGAACATTTATAAATAGTGCATTATCATTAGTTACAAAACAGCGACTTAATATTTAAATTATTTCTTAACTCTATATTTTTCTATTAATTTATTATTAAATGCATTATCTATTGTTTTATATTTATTATTATTATCACAACTCATACAAGGATCAAATGGACAATCTGGTAAATCTTCATAATTATTTTTAAAATATTCATTATCTATTTCCTTCTTATTTTTTTCTGATAAATTTATATTATTATTATTATTTTCTATTGATACATTTAAAGGCATATTTACCATAACATTTTTTGCTTTTGAATTATAATTTATTGATTCTGGAACACCGTTTGTATTTAAATAACATATATCACATTCTTTTTGAGGTTTACAAGCTGGTTGTTTTTCTTTAGGTAATTCAGCATTCTTAATAAATGTATAATCATTTTTATATGATGTATAAAAATTATCATCTAAATTTTTAAAATAACAATCCATAAAACTTACACACGATTTTTTCCCTTTTTTCTTTTTCATCTCTTTTTTTTTTATTTTTTCATTTTCTAGTTCTTCACTTATATCTTTTAATATTGATTTTTCTATCATTTTTTCTTCCATATTAATTTGCTCTTCTTCTACATCTGTTTCTACTTTTTTTATGATATTATTTATAATTTCATTTTTTGGTTGTTTTATTTTTTGTTCAGTTTTTTGTTCAGTTTTTTGTTCAGTTTTTTGTTCAGTTTTTTGTTCAGTTTTTTGTTCAGTTTTTTGTTTAATTTTTTGTTCAGTTTTTTCTTTAGTTTTTTCTGTAATTATATTTGTATTAATAATATCTTTAATTATTTTTTGATCAGATGTATTTATTATTTTTAATAATGATTTTTGTTTTTTTAATAAATTTTTTTGAACATTAAATAAATCATCCATATTTTTTTTAATTTCTTCATCTTTTGAACGATTATTTTTTAATTCTAATTCATTTGTTTTCAATAATAAATTATTTTTCTCTTGAGCTGCTAATAATTCATTTTGTTTTTTTAATTCTTCTTGTTCTTTTAACTTAACTATATTTTCTTCTTTTAATAGATTCATTTTTATTTCATTCTCTTTTTTAATTTTTTCCATTTTTAATTTATTTTCTTCCTCCATTTTTTTTATTTTTTTTTCAGATTCTTCTTCAGCTTGTTTTATTTTTGCCTCCTCTATTTTTTTTAATTTTTCTTCTATATTTTTATCTTCTTCGTCATCATATGAAAAAAATCCTACTATTTTATCAAGAAAAGATTTAGAAGTATTATTTTTTGATTCCTTTATCATATTATTTATATCACTTATACGAGAGTCCATTTTAGTTATATCATCCTTATTTACAATATTTTCACCCTTTTCAAATAATCTATTTCTCTGTTCTATTTTAAATTGATTTGCTAAAATTTCTTTTTCTATTTTCATTTTGTCTAATTTTAATTTTAAATCATTTAATAATTTATTATTTTCATCTGATTTTTCTTCTTTTATTTCTTCTTTTTTATCTTCTGTTTTTTTTTGTTGTACATTTTTTTTAAAATAATTTTTTAAGTATTCTGATCTTTCTACATCTGTTAATTTATTTATAAATTTATTTTCTATCATTTCACGTTTATTTATATCAGTATATAATCCTAAAAATTCTTGTACTTCATTTTTTTTATTTAATCTATATTTTTTTATTAAAAAATCTACTGTTATATCAGATTTATTTATATTATTTAAATATTCAAATGCTTTATCAATTAAAATACTTAATAAATATTGTAATTCATAATCTTTTAATTCTGTAATTTTTTTTACATCACCAAAATTTATATTTATAACATAATTTTTAAATAATGGCCCATTACGAATACTTATATTTATTTTTTTATCCGTTTTTTTTATTTCAATTGTTTTATTTAATTCTATTTGTTTTTTATTATAAATTATATAAGATTTATTTGATTCAGGAATAATTAATAAATCATATGTATCTTTTTTAATTACATTATCTAAATATAATGTATTTGTATTTTTATCAAATCTTTTATTAATACCTTCATATAATATATTTGATATTTTTGTAGAATTTGTATTTACTGTTTTTAATTCATACATTTTTATAAATGTTCCATTTCTATATTTTACTAAATTATATTTATTTTTATCATCTAAATTTGAGAATGTATAATTAAATTCATATATATTATTTTTATTTTCAGGTTTTAGCCATATTTTAAATTTATCATTTATAATTAATGCCAATGATATAAATTCATTCTTATTTCTTTTTGTATTTTTATCTATTTTTATATTTAGTTTATTAGATAATAATACAATATTATTTATATCTAATGGTATTTTATTATTATTTATTATTGAATATAATTCTGTATTATCATTTTCATTTTGTACATCATAATTAAATCTTAATAATTTCATATTATTAATTAATAATGAATTATTATTTCCATCTAATCTTAATGTCTTATCTTTCCAATCAGTATATATATCTGTTTTTATTTTATAATTTTGTTCACTATCATTTACAACATATACATTATTACCAGTTTTATCTATACCACTTAATTTTGGATTAATTAAAGCTGAATCAGATTTTTCTAAATTAAGATCAGGATTATGTTTATTATTTATATTATAATTTAATATTTTTCCCTCACTACCAAAATGATATATATTTGTATAATTATTATTACTAGGTTGTGTTTGAACTATTTTTGAATTAGAAATATTTTTATGATTATTTACTCTTAAACTTAATGATTCTTTATTACTATTTTTACATTCATAATAATTTAATTTATTTGTTATTAAACCTGTATTTATATTATTAACATAATAATCATCAATTTTTTCATCAGCATTTATTGTATAAGTTTGTACATCATTTATAGTTTTAGTTCCTAGATTTAATTTTCCTATTGTTACATTATTATTTTTATGTTGAATAATCATATTATGACTATTATTATTAGTTATATATAATGATTTTGAACTACTGATTGTTCCATCTAAAGGTGTTAAATTAATTGAATTTTCATATTTTAAACCTCCTGCTGAATTATATTTATCTAAATAATCTATAAAATAATTAGAATTATTTACATTTAAACAACAATATTTTATATCAGAAGTGCTAGTTATATTTTTAAATATATTAAAAAATGTATTATTTGAAATATTCATTTTATTAAATACCGATGATGTAAAATTATTATTAGTAATATTAGAAGTATTTGTTATTAAAAATTTTATTCCTTTTCCTACAATATATATATGTTTATTATCACTATTTATAACTACCTCTAATAAATTATTATTAATACTTTTATTTTCATATACAAAAGTTTTAGGATAATTATCACTTGTTTTTTCAGATGAATATATAATACTGCCTTCATCACCTACTATTATACATAATCCCTGTGAACTAATAGCAATACTATTTAAATTAGTATATTTATTATTCGTAATTATAGGACTACTCCATTGTTTTGTTTTTAAATCATATTTACTAAAATATCCTGAATTTCCTACTATATATATAGCATCCTTATAATATGTTAAATCATTAATATTTGATGTAACCATTTTTGCTGATAAATCATTATATTCATTTAATAATAATGTTTTATTAGATGCTATATTGTCATCTTGAGGTATAATTGAACCACCCATTAGTTTTTTTAATACTCCGCCCGATAATGAATTTAATTTTTTATGAACTCGTGTAATATTATTTTTATTACTATTTATAATTTTTTTTAATCTATAATTAACATCCTTATTTTTATAAAACTCATTTATTTCCTTAAAATATAATGATAATTCATCATTTGACATTTTTTCTATTATTAATAATTCTAAATCTATTTTATTTATTTTAGTATCTTTTTTATCAAAATAATTTACTTTTTCTATTGTTGTCATATGTAATATTTTTAACATTTTGGATTCTTCGGTTTCAGGTATTTTTTCCATTATTATTTCATATCTTTTTTTAGTAGTTGTATTTTTATCAGCTAATAATAATTCTGTTAATTTAAATTCATCATTTTTCTCTCTCAAATGTCTTTCCATTATTAAATATAAAATTCCATATAATTTATTTTTTGTTATATCACCTTTATCCTCTGCCATATTATCAATTTTAGTTTTAATACTACTATCAATTTTTTCTATTGATTTATATTCATCTAATAATTTAAATACTTTTCCAAATAATCTTAATCTATTTATTTCCATAATTTCTTTTTTTGATTTACCACGTTTATAATTATCAAAATCTTCTAATGTTTGTTCTGCTAATAATATCGCCTTAACATTGTTTTGTGTAGCAACATTTAAACCTTTAATATTTTCTAAACTCTTCATATAACTATCTACATTTGTTTTAGATGATATTATATTTTGAGGCGCACACGCATTCATAGCAGGATTTCTTGGAGGATTTACATTAAATTGTGAATTAAAAACACCACTTCCTATACCTACTTGGGAACCGGTAATTTTGCCACTAAAAAAACTACTATTTCCCTTTCTCCAAGGACCTGGTTCAGCAAATATATTTGTTGTTGTTTTTTTATGATCCTTATCATCATATAAATCTAATGTAAATAAATTACTTCCATTAATATTATAATTTATATCATATATATTACAATTATAGGTATTAGAATTATTATTTCCCATAATACCATTTATAATATGTTTTTTCCATCCATTTAGATCTTTTTGATTATCTGATATTTTATATTGGGATACCATATCATTATATGAAATACTATATCTATTTAATATTTCTTTTCCGACACTTGGAACACTACAATTAGGCATTATTTTTACATTTGTTGATCTACTACATAATCCTGATTTCCATACACAAATATTTCTAATATATGTTTCATTACTAGGAAGATTTAATTTTCTTAAAATATTATTATCATCATTTTTATTCAATACTTTTGTAAATAGATTTTTATATAAATTATTTATATTATTATTTACCATTTGTTTATCATTTTCATTTAATTTATATGCTATTACTTTAAATTTATAATGTATTTCATCACCATTAGTTCCCACCGGATCATCACTTGTACCATTATTTATTATATCCATTTTCAAATAATTTTTTATTTCATTTAATATATGATTAATATAATTTTTATCATGCTTACTACCACTTGTATTAAAATTTATATTTTTTAATTTATATTTTAATTCAACAATAATATTATCATCTACATCAAATTCATTTGTTAAATTTAAATTTTCAATATATCTATTAATATAATATAATTTAATATCCTTAATTAAAGAAGTATTAATTAAATTTTTTAATTTTGCTTTATTTTTAACATAATTTAATTTATCAAAAGCATTTATTAATAATACTCTATAATTAAAAGCTAAACCAAATTTTGTATATTTAATATCTTGAATAGATACAGTATTTGTACTATTATTATATTTATTTAATATTTTTTCTATTAATAATTTATTATTTGAATCTGTATTCATTAATCTTAATTTATCTTCATTATATTTTAATCTTTCATTATAACTCTTATTTTCTAAACTACTATCATTTTCATCATTAATTATATAAAATACATCTGAAAAATTATTTAATTCTGAATAAGGATTATATGAAGCAAAATTCCAATTACCATTATTAGTACTTTTAATAAATGAATCCAAATTTTCAAATGTTTCTTTTTTAGATAAATTTATAAATAAATAAAAAATACTAATAACAATAATTATAATTAAACATTTAATTTCGTATGGTTTCATATATTTATAAATTATATTATTTTTTTTTAATATATAAAACTTAAAAAAAAAATTAGTATTTATTATATATTATAAATAATTTTATAAATTTAAAATTTTCTAAAATTTACTTCTATTATTGTATATAAAATTTATAAGTTTTATACTTTTTTCATTTTTATCTAATGAATATATTTTCCAATCATTAAAAAATTTATCATAATCCAAACATATATTTATATCATCAATTCTAATATTATATTTATTTACTTTTTTTTTTAACGATTTTTTAAAATAATTTAATACTTTTTCTAACATATTTTCTTTCATATAAAGTACAATTCTTAAAACTCCATTTATTTTACTAGAACAATTTACAAACATTTTCTTATATATTTTTGAATATTAATCAATTTTAAATAATATAAATTTATTAAGAAGGAGGCACATTTATATCTATATTTTTCTCTTGATTTTTATTTAAAATCATATCATCTAATGCTTTACCTGGTGCTACTAATGGAAAACATTCAGTAGAATTTACATTAAATTCACATAATAATGGTCCCTCTGTGTTTATAAATAAATTAATTATTTCTGATAAATTATTTTTATTATTACATTTTAATACTTTAAATCCAAATGATTTTCCTACATTATAAAATGAAGGAGCATATTTATTATCTGTAGCAGTTATTCTATTATTATAAAATAATTTTTCCCAAGTATCAACCATTCCTAATGTTTTATTATTTAAAATAATTATTTTTAAATTTTTCAAATCATATTGAACCGCAGTTTTCATATCACTTAATGTCATTAAAAATGAACCATCACCATCTATATCTATTACAGTTTTATCTGGATTACCTATTGCTACTCCAATTGCTGCAGGTAAACCAAATCCCATTACCCCTAATGAACCACTACTAATAAAACTTTTTGGATGTGTCCAATCTATAAATTGTGCTGCCATCATTTGATGATTACCAACCCCTGATGTAAATATATAATTTTCTTTATTTATTAATTGTTTATTTAATTCGATTAATACATCTTGAGTATATATATTTTCATTTATATTATGAATAAATGGATAAGTTTTTTTCCAATCATTGATTTTATTTAACCAATTTTCTCTTTTTTTATAAACTATTTTATTTTTTATATTTTTTAAAAATTCACCACAATCACTATTTATACTATAATTTGATTTAACTACATTATCAATTTCTTTTTCATTTATATTACAATGAATTATTCCCTTATTTTTTTTTGCTTCTGGAGCATATAATTCTAAATTACCTGTTGTTCTATCATCAAAACGTGACCCTAATGCTATAATACAATCTGCTTCTTGAATTGATTTATTTGCATATACACTTCCATGCATTCCTAAAAATTTTAATGATAAATTTTTTCTTTCATCATAACAACCCATTGCATGAATTGTTGTTGTAATTGGTATATTACTATTATCTACAAATTCTGTTAATTCTTTTGAATAATTATTACAACCTTGTCCTACATATAATACTGGTTTTTCTGAATTATTAATCACATTACTTATTTTGTCTATTTTTTTTTTATCTATTTTATTTACTTCTGTATTATATACTGTTTTATTTATATTAAATTCTTCTATTTTATTTGCTAAAATACATTTTGGTAAATCAATATGAACTACTCCTTTTTTCCCTTTTTCGGAAATTATAAATGCTTCATCCAATACATCATTTAGTTCATCTATTTTTGTAACACAATAACTCCATTTTGTTATATGTTTTGTTAAATCAACCGCTGGTGCTTCTTGAAAAGCATTTGTCCCCATTGCCGATATTTGAACATTTCCCGAAAATACTATTAATGGAGCACTATCATTTTGAGCATCTAACATTGGTGTAATCATATTTGTTATACCTGGACCTGAAGTTACAATACAAATTCCTGGTTTACCTGTTGAACGAGCATATCCTGTAGCAGCATGACCTAAATTTTGTTCATGTGTATGAATATAATAATTAATTTTATTTTGTTCATAAAAACAATCAATTAATCCCATAATTGCTCCACCAGAATACATAAAAACATTTTTAACATTATTTTTAACTAATTTATTAAAAATTATTTGTCCACCACTTAAATACATTTTCTATTTAAATAATTATTTAAAATCAATTTAAATTAATTTATTTTAATATATTAAATATGAGTTTAGGATATGACGATAGTGGATATGAAATATATGACGCTGAAAAAATTAAAAAAAAAAGAAAATTCATTATGAAACCATTACATTTTAATATGAAAAATCTAATAATCTTAATTATAATAACTACTATATTTTTATTAATATATGACTATTGTTCAAATAATTTTGATATTGATCTTCAAGAAGAATATAAAAATTATGAAGAATCCGATTTAAAATATGGAAAAAAAAATATATGTCAATATGCTCGTGATAAATATATTTATGAGATTTTATCATTTAAAAGTGAAAATAAAACTATATCTATTATAATATATTGTATATTATTTATAATATTTTTAATTATATTATATTTTACAGGTATTTTAGAATCTATATTATTCTTTATTATAAATAAATTTTTATCCGCATTTTCATTAAATAAATTAGTTACCGGAACAAAATTATATGAAATTTTAGTTCAATTATCTGGTTGTACAAATGAATTATTTCATACTATTTTACGATTTATTTTCTAATTTAATTACCTAAAAATTTTATAATATCATCTACCTCACGTGGCCCCTCATATTCTTTTTTATTTAAATTATTTATATCACTATCGCCAGATATTTTAATTATTGTAGGAAAACCTTGAATCTCTAATTTTTCTTTTAATTCTTTTGTTAATGTTGTTCCATCTAAATATTTTATTCTTGTATTATTAGTATCTAATTTTAATTTTTCTCCTATATATTTAATCATATTTACACAATGATAACACCAATGAGCATAAATTATTACTAATATATTTTCTGTAGTTTTTTTTATTAATTCTATAAAACTATTATTATCTATTTTCATTCCGCCCATAATTTCATTTAATTCACTTTCGATTTTTAGTTCACCTCCTAATAATTTTTTTTGTTTTTTTTCTTTTTTTATTTCTAAATATTTAATTTTATATTTTAAATATTTTTTTTTATAATCAATATTCATTATTATATATATATATTATTTTAAAAATTAAATTTAAAATAAATTTATTTTTACATCTACTAATATTATTTATAATACATTTTTTTATGAATCCAACTAAATTTTAATATAATCTGTGACTCACATTAAAGATCAGGATCAAAACCTAGTCCGTACTCTGGCGGTTGGACTTGGGGCATAACCTCAGGTTGGACTTGTGGCATATCCTCCGGCTCAATATCCATCAAATATGTGCTTAATTCTTCTCTCTTCAAATTATTTACAGATTTACTATTATCAATATTGCTTAAATCTATTTCGTGATCAACATTATAATTTTTTACATTATTTTCAAGAAAAATACGAGGAGGTACAGTAGTATATGTTATTAAATACGTTATTCTCATATCAAAATACTCTGCTATTTTTTCTCTACCCCTATATATTCCCTGCTTTCCTACAGCTTGTGTTTCTATAATACATGGAGTTTCATTATCATTTGAAAGAACTGTATAATGTCCAACATTATTTTCTGTCCAAATCCCAAGAATCATTGAATTACCTACCTTGATTATATCTCTAACAATTGTTTCAATAATCATATATGTATCTGGAAATTCCATAGGGGGGTTGAAAGCGGGGTTCCAATCCTCCTCTTCATGAATAAATATCTCTCCATCAGTATCCACATTCCAATAGCACATTTCTAAATTATAATTATGCGGCTGACCCTCACTATTTTTAAACTGTTCATTTTGAAACTTACTATTTTGTAACAGTTGTATATAGTTTTTCATTGTAACAAATGGTATACCACCATGTTCTGTATCTACAAATTGACACATTATTATAATATCATCTATTGGAGCTCCAAGATAATTTAGAACACCCAGTCCACATCCATAATTTATTTGATTAGGCCCCCCATCAATATGTTCAAGTTTGAGTTTTTGTGAATCACTAATTTTAAATTGTGTTCCCCCTTTAATTTTATTTTTATATAAAGCTTTCATTTTCAAATATTTATTTTTATATTTTGAATATTTTTGTTTATAATCAATATTCATATGATATATATATATATATATATATATTTTAATGTATTTTTTTATTATTTTTTTATTTCATTCAATTAAATAATGGACGACCCAACTTTATTTATGTTATGTGATCCTAAAAAATGTAAACAACAACAAAATAATATGGATGCTTATATTAATAGTTATCAAATTCATTCAAATAATTTAAATGAAGATGAAAATAAAAATGAACAATCTGATTCTGATAATGAATCTACACAAGCGGAAAAATTAGTAACAGAAGATAATGAAATTCCTGAACATATGGTTGAAGTTATAAATCATATAAATCATATTGATACTTTTATATTAAATAATAAATATGATACTGATATGGAAAAAATAAATGATTATTTAATTGATTTATTATTTCTAATTAAAAGTAAAAAAAAATAATAATTTTATATTATTTAATCAAATAAATCTGGTTGAATTTGATATGTTATACCAAATGTTAATTGAACCGGTTCAGATTGTTTAAGAAAATTATCTCCTAATGCTTCTCCATCTTTATCTGTAATTCTAATTTTTAATTTACTTATTTTTTGAAGTGTAGGTTTAAAAGTATATGAATTTGTAAAATTTTTTATACGACCAAAAAATACATTTTTACTTTTTCCTGGTATAGGTAAACGTGCAAAACAATTTGATACATTTGTATTTGTTGAAATTTTATAATTATCTATATCTAAATTATCTACAAATAATAATAAATATTGTTTATTATAAGTTATTTCTGGTAAATTACAACTCATTAATTCTATTTCTACTACATCTTTTATTGTTTCACCAAAATCTACAATAAATGAATGTCCATCAATTAATGTTACATCTGTAGTATCAACAAAAATAAATCTTTGAGCAAATTTTACATTTTTTTTTTCAGGTGGTCTAATAACTGCTGTTTTTTCAAATTCATATTCATTAATACATAAATCATTTACACATAAATTATTAAAATCATCATTATTATAATCAACCATTTATATTATATATATTATAATTTTTATATATTTTATTTTAGAATAAATTAATTTTTTATTATCATTTATAATAAAAAATTAATTTATAAATTGATTTTTATTTTTAAAAACTATAAAAAAATATGTGCGGATCTAAGATTATGCAAACTGTTCTTCAAGAGCCAAATAACCATACTCATTGTAAGTCTCAATGCTATGTGCGTAAAAAGGGAAAAGGGTCGCGAGTATGACAAGATACGATGTTTCTTTGTTATAAATAAAAAACAAATTTATGGACCAGTTTTACCTACATTAGGTGGAAGTTCTGATATGACTATGGCAAGTTTACATGCAGAAGAGGGTACTATTAAATTAGTAGAATCATTAGGAATTCCTTTAAAAAATGGTCTTTTATATTGTATTCGTTTTACTTATGATAAAATTTCTAATAATTATACATTATGTGAATGTATTCCTTGTGTGGATTGTATTAATTTTCTAACTAAAAAAAATATTCGTAAAATTGTTATTTCTACTAATGATCCCGAAAATCCATTAATGAAGGTTAATGTAGAAGATTTAAAATCAAAAAGTCAAAAATCTTCTGGACGGAAAAAATGGGATAAATAAATTTAAAATATTAATTAAATCAAATTATTGTATAAAAATTAGGTATTATTCTATCTATATAATTTAAATTTTTTTTATTATTATCTGGATTAAATTGCCATATTATACCTAATATTGTATTACATATATATGTATGTAAAAAAGCACCACAGAAAAAAGTAAATTCTCCAAAATAAATTTTATTATTAATATTATATATATCAATTCTACAATGTCTTTCTAATTGTTTTGAAGCATTTTCTACTAAATTAATTAATTTATTTAAATTTTCGGGTTTTTTAATTGATTTATAATAATAATTTTTTCTACTCATAGAAAAATAAAATGGTTTCCAATCACGAGTCATCCATACTGTTTTATATGTAGTTTTATTATTTATTTTTTTTCTATCATATGTAATAGCAATAAAATATAATTTTCCTCCAAAAGTATAACATTTATAATCCGACGGAATTTTATTATTATCTAATAATAATTCTTCTACAATGTACCCCTCAAATGGTATTTTTCCATTATACATACGGAAATACATATAAAATTTTTCATCTACTTTTTTTCTTAAGTTATTTAATTCTTTAATAATTTTTTTTGAATTTATTTTTTTATTATTTATTTGATTTATATTATTTTTAATTAAATATACACCAACACTATCACATAAATCTGTTGGTTTTATAACATAATTTTTTTTTAATTTATTAAAATCTATATCTTCAGGATTTTTTACTAATTGATATGTTTCTGGTATATTAAAACCTAAATATTGAGCATATTTTTTTGCGATATATTTATCACTTAAAATCCATTTATAATAATCTTTTTTTATTGATGAAAAACATATTCTATACCAATAATCATTTTTAATTAAAATATTTTTAATATATTTTTTTACAAAATCTAAAATAATTAAATTAATTAAATTAATTAAAATAAATTTCAAAATAAATATCATATATATATATATATATATGGATAATCTTTGTTTAATTGGTTTAGGACTTTTTGGATTATTATATTTAAGTTCCAAAAAAGATAAAGAAATACAAAAAAATGCTGAAAATGATAATGTTTTTATTAATAATAATGACGATAAAACAGAAGTTACAATGGCATTTATGAAAAATAAATATAGAAATGGTTTAGAATGGGCAATTCCTAATGATGAAGTAAGTAAATATCCTTTACATCCTTTTGCTGGATTTGATTATTTAAAATTATCTACAAATCCTAATGAATCACCCACATTTGGTAGATATATGAAAATATCAAATAGCTTAGAAAAATTATTAACTAGATTAGAACCCACTATTTCTATAATAAATACAATAAAAGATGAATCATCAGATTCATTATCATTAGTTACTTGTTCTAATTTATACCCAACAATATCTGCTATAACTTTAAATTTTGTCGAAAATTTTGTAAATCAAAATTTATCAATATGTCAGATGAAAAAAATATATAAAAAAAGTGTTAAAAATTATACCTGTAAAAAAACTATAGAACCTCCTATTGAATGGTATAATCAATCATTATGGGATGATAATAGTTATTTATATGCTAATCTTTGTGGTCAAGGTGACACATCAACATTAGAAACATCACAAATGGTAGATACTGAATTATTAAATGAATCTGATACATCTAATATTGATGATAATACTGATATTACTTCAATGGATAATCAAACTGAATTAGATAATATGGATGATTCTGAAACATCTGAAGATGATAATACTGATATTACTTCTATGGATAATCAAACTGAATTAGATAATATGGATGATTCTGAAACATCTGAAGATGATAATATGGATGATTCTGAAACTTCTAATGTCGAATCAATTGAATTATCTCCTAATTTAGTAAATGATAAATCAAGCTCAGAAATAATTTTATCAGTTACATCTGGTGATAATTTATCAAATTTAGATGTTATTAGTGCAACATCATATGATGGTGATTCTCTATTTAGTCCAAAATCTTCCACTAAAAAGAAAACTTCAGCTAAAAAAAAATCATCTGGTAAAAAGAAAGCATCTGGTAAAAAGAAAGCATCTGGTAAAAAGAAAGCCTCTGGTAAAAAGAAAGCATCTGGTAAAAAGAAAGCATCTGGTAAAAAAAAAGCATCTGGTAAAAAAAAAGCATCTGGTAAAAAAAAAGCATCTGGTAAAAAGAAAACATCTGGTAAAAAGAAAACATCTGGTAAAAAGAAAACATCTGGTAAAAAGAAAACATCTGGTAAAAAGAAAGCATCTGGTAAAAAAAAATCTTCCGGTAAAAAGAAAAAAACTAAACAAGAAAGTTCGGACCTTGCAGGTGGTTCATCATCCTTAACAAATACTCGTAAATCTATTTTAGGAAGATTTTAAACATACTCTAAAACCTATATATTGAATTTGGCAACCAGGATCTTGAGCATTTCTATATTTAGGATGAACTAAATAATCATTAACACAAAAACATCCTCCTCGGCATATTTTTTTTTCTCCAAAAAATGGATAACTCATTTCTCTATATATATAATCAATTGTAAAATTTGGATAAGGATAAAATACTTCTTCACACCATTCCCATATATTACCTATTAATTGACTAACACCATTTCTATTTTCACCTTTTTTATATAAATTTACATCTACACAATATTTATATTTATTATTTATATTACATAAATCATTTGTAGGTTCATTATCTCCCCAAGGATATGTATTTCTTCCTAAATTTGTTGATATATATTCCCATTCATATTCATTTATAAATCGTACATTTTTCCAATTACAATATGCTTCTGCTTCATACCAAGAAATATTACATATTGGTAAATTACTACCAATTTTATATATAGAATTAATATGTTTTCTATACCATTCATTATTAATATTTAACCAATATAGGGGATTTTTAATATTATGTGTTTTTTTCCATAATAATCCTTTTTTTGACCAATATTTAATATTATTATAACCATTATCTAAAACAAATTCTAAAAATTGATATTCTGTAATAGGATATTTACTTACTTTAAACTCGTTTATTTTAACTAAAAAAGAAGGTGTTTCATTATCAAAAATAATTCTATTTTTATTTATATCAGAACCTTGATGTAAAAATCCCGAAGGAATATTAATAAAAGAATTTTCAAGTGGAGTTTCTTTTGTTATTTTTATATTTGATAATAAATTTTTTTCAGAAATAACATTTTTAAAATAATATAATGTAAAATTATAATTTTCATTATGCATATCATTATGTAATATAGATAACATTATTAAATAATTATCAATAGAATCTAAATTATATTTATTTATATATAAATATAAAATTTTTATAATACTATAATAAACAGTTTTTATTCTTTTTAATGATATATAAGTAGTAAATCTTATTTCATATAATGTTTTATGTGAATCATAAAATTCATCAAATTTTATATGTGCTTCTTTTTCTATTTGTTTAATATAAAATTCTAATAATTTATATTGTAAATTATTTTTTTGTTTTAATAATTCTAATGTATGTTTAATATAAAAATGACTTATATGACCTAATTGCCAAATAGGTGATTGAACACATCTATCTATATTATTATGTGTATATTTATTATATATACATATACTATCTATATATTTGATAGTTTTTATTTGAATATTATTTAAATAATGTAATAATTTTTTTTTTGTTATTGTAAATTGTTGTGTTTTTAATAATTCTAATTTTTCTTTATTAGTTAGATATAATGACATATAAATATTAATATTATTAAATTTATAAATTGATTTATTCTTAAATTATTCTTAAATTATATAATGTCATTATTTTATAAAAAAACAGTTACTTTAACTTGGGGTTGTCAAGCAGAAAATCATGTTGGTATGGAAAAAATAGGTAATGGTTTATCAGATTTTGGTTTTACTAGTGAAAATTTAGAAAATGTAAAAATAGTATTTGAGGAAAAAGGTTTTGATACACATTTATATAATTTAAATAATGAAATTAAAGAAATAGAAGAAACTGGAATATTTAATATATCTAAAGCTGAAATTTTAGTAATAAAAAAAGGTATAGAATTATTTACAAATCCAAGTGAATTATTTAATAATTTAATTAAATTGGATTGGGATAAAAAATATTGGGATACCCGAAGACAAAAAGTATTGAATAAACATGCACGTTATAATTTAATTTTTGGTGAATTTAATCAAAAAGCTGATTTTGAAAATAAAAAAGGTACTATTTATGATATAAATGAAATAAAAGGATTAAAAAAAATTAAAAATGAATTGGGTAATTATTTCGGTGAAGAATTTAAAAATTTAGAATGTGAGGGAAATTATTATTATGATATAAATAAATGTGGAATTGGTTATCATGGTGATACAGAAAGAAAAAAAGTAGTAGGTATGCGTTTTGGTGAATCTTGTGATTTACATTATTGGTGGTATTATCAATCAAAAAGAATAAAAAAAAGAATTTCTATTCCGTTAGAACAAGGAGATATGTATATTATGAATTTTAAAGCAACTGGAAATGATTGGAAAAAAAAAAATATTTATACATTAAGACATGCAACTGGTTGTGAAAAATATATAAAGTAATAATTATATATTTAATATATAATGGGTAATTTGTACAGTTGTTCTTCTTTTAAAAAAGATAAAACAAATGATGAAGAAACAGAAATATATAATCTTCCTGATATTGAAAAATTTTATCATAAATATACTTGTAAAATACATTTTAGTAATTTAAATAGAATTGGAGATAATCAAATTTATAATTTATATTTATGTGAAAATGATCTTGTTTTAAAAAATTCTTCTAAAGAAATATCTTTAATATATAATAATATATTATTATGGAAAACTACTGAAACTTTTTTTAGTTTTATATATAAAAATGGAAAAAAAGAATATCAAATTATTTTAGAAGTAGAAAATGCGCATGAAATTTCAAAAAATTTAAAAATAATTTTATATGAATTAGTAGAATATTACAGAAATATATAATATAAATAATTATTACTTAAAAATAATATGAATATAAAAGTATATATATATATATTATATAAAATGCATAATGATTATGAAATGTTGGATATAGGCGAAGATTATATAAATGAAATTAATAATAGTACTATTAATATAGATAGTAATGAATATAAAAATATAATAAAAAAAATAATAAATAAAAATACTGTATTAGAGAAAGAAAATAAAAAAAAAGATGTTGATTTTGTAGAATTAAATGAAAAATATTTAAATACATTGGATGATTTTAATAATTTAAATAAAAATTATGCTCAATTAGAAAAAGATTTAAATGATATGGAAATAGTTAATACAAAATTATTAAGTATAATTAAAAATAATGAATTTTAATTAAATAATTGTAATATTATTATGATTAATAGAAATAGTATTATTCCATTTTATTTTTTTTTTATGAATAATAAATTCTATTTTTAATTTTTTTAAAGCATTTATTATAAGTTTAGTAGTATAACATTTTGTATTACACCAAGCACCAGGTATAATATATACTTTTATTTTACTTAATTTATTTATATCAAAATTTTTTTCAATTTTTTTAATTAATTCATTTGTTGTATTTTGTAAAGCATCAATATGAGCCATAAAATTTATATTATTAAAAGAAAATAATAAAATACTACAAGTGCCTATATGAGATGTAAATAATTTATTTTTAGAAATTATAATTTTTGATTGATCTACATATCTACAACTACTACATATATTATAATAATTCATTATATATATATATTATATTTTTAAACCTGAAGGACAAATTAAACCTTTACTAAATTGAGATATACTTTTTATAAAAATAAATTTAAATTTATTAAATAAACGAACTTTTTCTTTATTTAATGAACTAATATCTGTATTATTTTCATCTATATTACCAAAATCAAAACGTAAAAGTTGATTATCTTCATTTATTTTATTAAATTCATCAATTATTGTATTATATGATTGAATTGATAAGAAAAGTTTACTTAAATCTTGTTCTTTACTTGATTTAAAAAATTTTATTATATTTTCTATATTTATATCAGCTTTAATTATTTCAGCTTCTAAAATAGGTGTTAAATCATAAATATTTCCATTATTATAAATCCATTTATCAGTTGGTGAATTATGTTTTTCTATTTGTTCCATTGTACAATCTATATTATCTAAATCCATCATATCGCTTTCGGTATTAGTTTCTTCTTCTCCACCATATATTATATTTTTATTTGGTAAATTATTTAAAAGAATAAGAATACTTCCTAAAAAAATAATACAAATATATATTTTTATATTTTTATTCATTATATATATATTATTATATTATATTATAATAATTTAAAAATATATATACTATTATATTTATGATTGAAATACCAATTATGGCATGTAGTGTCAATAAATATTATCGTAGTTGGCAAGGACGTGTATTAATATCTAAGGATGGACGTGAATTTAAAAAAGAGGTAGATTTATTATTAAATAATTATGAAAAAGTATTAGGAAAAATAAAATTAACTTTAATATTACATTTTAAAGATAAAAGAAAACGTGATTTAGATAATTATAATAAGGTATTAATTGATTGTTTAAAAAATAAATTATTTGAAGATGATGATCAAATTTATCAATTATATATGGAAAAACATATTGGTTGTGGATTTAATAAAATTAGTATTGATATTGAATCTATTAATATTGAAAGTCCTGTAAATGAAAAAAAAAAAAAAAAAAAAAAAAATGATATAGAAATAAATAAAGAAAATACTGAAGAAATAAAAGTGGAAAAAAATATAAAACGTAAAATAAAAAAACCTAAAACATTAAAAAAAACTGTAATTGATATGATTAATTAAAAATAGAAGGATCATTTATTAAATTTTTTATAAAATATTTATCTGTTTTTCTTATTTTATTTTTTGATTTTGTAGATTTTTTTGATTTACGTTTTGATATTTTTTTTTTAAATTTTTTAACAGATTTATGTGATTTTTTTTTTAATAATGATTTTTTATTTTTTTTATTAGATTTTTTTATATTCATATACTATTTAATTATATAATTTTTAAATATACAAAAAATATTTAAAGAATATTATATATAATTATATAAGATAATAGTAAATGTTACTTATTAAAATTACTAAAAAGGGTAAAATAACAAATATAGAAAAATCTGATATACATTTTTTAAAAAATAATAAACATATATCTAAATTACATACATGGAAATATAATAATTTTGATTTTGTAATATATGGTTGTGAAAATGGAAATGCTGGTGAGGAAAATAAATATGATTTACCACCGCCTATTGATTGTGAATTATATTTTAATGATTTATATATTATTAAATTAAATAATAATAAATTACAAAATTTAAGTATAGAAGAATATAATACTTTTTATAATGATTGTTTTGGTGGTTTTGAAGATATAGAATCAACTGATGATGAAGAAGATGATGAATTATCAGAACATACCAGTGATAGAGATTTTATAGATGATGATAATATTTCAATAGGTTCAGAGACACATGAATTAGATTTAGAAGAATTATCTAGTTTCACATCTGATGAGGATTATGTAGATGAAGAAAAAATTTCATTTGAAGAAGATGAAGTAGGTGATTTATCTTCTATTGAAATAACTGTATCTTCGTGTGATGAGGAAGAAGATATAGAAAATGATTTAGATGATTTAGATAATATTGAAGATGATTTAGATGTTGATACTGAATAAAAATATAAATATTTTAGATATATTTAAATATATCTTGATTATTATTTTTTATATAATTAAAATAAAAATAATAATAGTTTCCATAACCATACATAATTGGTAAAATAACATATTTTATATTTTTTTTCATTAAAAAAAAAATAATATAAATCAATTTGATTATTTATTATTAGTCAAACATAAAGGAGTAGGTGTATGAATAAACCAATTTATAGGATTTGGATCTAGTTTTCCAAAATAAACAAATCCACCATAAATACAAAATAAAACTATTATAATTAATATATTTGTTATTATAGGTTTTGTTTTATTAACCGATTCTAATTCATCTTTTTTTTTATCACTCATTATATATATATATATTAATTATTATAATTTAATTATTTATTTTAAATTATATAATACTAAAAAATTTTTCTTCTTCTAAATAATTTACCACCACTTATCGGTGATCCTGCTACGTCTTTATTATATGGAGGTTTAACCATTGGTTTAAAATTCTCTTCAGCAGTCCCCATATTTACATTAGGAGGATCAGAGTCTGTGCGAAGCATACGAGTTTCAGAAGTATTCACTAAAGTAGGTTCTGAATTAAACCAGTTCATAGGATTAACATCCATTCCTCCAAAATAAACTAATCCACCATAAATACAAACTAATGTTACTAAAACTAATAAACCAATCATCATACTCATCATCATAGGATCTTCAATAAATCCACCACGTTGTTTTTTATTTTTTTTATTATTCATAATTATAATATATAATAGATAATTATTTTAAATTTTTTCTTTTATTTAATTCTAAATTAATTTGTTCTTCTATTTTTTCAAATGTAATATTTGGAAAAGCCGCCTGATAAATACCTTGAGCTATCAAATCTACATAATCTAAATTAGGACAAGGCATTTTTTGTTTCATAGATTCAGGTAATGTACTATATGTTTGACAATAAATTAAATTAGATAATCCTTCAATAATAGAATTATCTTGTTTTTTTAATATACCATATTTATCAATAAATTTTTGACAATTTTCATTATACAATTTATTTTGTTTCTCTGTAAAATTATTCATATTTATAATTAAAACTTATTATATATTATTATGTATTAAATTTTAAATGTATTATTTATATACAATATTTAATATGTTAATTTATATATATAAACTATTTAAAAATAAAATATTATTAATATATGTAAATGGTCTTATAGTGTAGCGGTTCAGCACGCAAGGTTTTGATCCTTGAGTCCCGAGTTCGAACCTCGGTAGGACCTTTTTTTTTATTTTTGATAAAATTTTGTTTAAAAGTTTATGAACTATTATTAATAATAATTAATTCACTTTCATTATATAATCGTTTCATATATTCTTTATCATCTTGATTATATAAATCATTACAACGTTCAATATTTACTTTTTCAGAACTATTACAAGACGTTTCTATTTTTTTTTCTATTTTTTCATCCATTAAATGAACTTGTTGTCTATCTATTAAATCCGATATTGTTTCCTCTTTATTTTGTAGTTCCCATTTATCATTTTTACGTACTTTTATATAAGGTTCTTTTTTGTTTGTTATTTTTATATTTTGATTTTCTGGATGTTCGTCATTAAAATGAGTATATTTTATTAATTCTGGTATTGTTTTTGCTGGTCTATTTTTTAATAATTTTAATATATAATCACTTGTAATATATTTAGTATTTTCATCTCCATAATTATTAATATTTATTATATTATTTGTAGTATTATTATTATTTGTTGTATTATTTGTAATATTTGTACTTCTATTTTCTATTAGTAATTTCTCTACCATTTCCTTTAATTCTTGTATTTCATTATTTTTTTCTTTCATTTTCTCATCTTTTTCTTCTTTTTCTTCTTCAAATATTTTTTTTTGTTTACAGCATTTTAGATGTTTTGTCAGTCCTGTTTTTCTAGTGAATGTTTTCTCACAAAATTGACACATATTTTTTTTGGGTGCTAAAAGGTGCTGTTTGGGTGCTAGTTGGGTGCTGTTTGGGTGCTGTTTGGGTGCTGTTTTTTGAAATTCAAAAGTGTCATTTGGGTGCTGTTTAGGTGCTATTTGGGTGCTGTTTGGGTGCCGTTTTGTGTCATTTTGAAAATTATATATTTCATACATTTTTTCTATACTAATATCTTCTAGTATAGGTTTACATATATTTTTACGATTTAAATGGTGTTTTAAATTAATTTTTTGACTTGCTGTATAACCACAGCGATAACACTTATATTCTACCATTATATACTATATAAATATATTTTTTCTAAACTATTTAATTTTCATTTCATTTTAATTATTTTTAATTATTTTTAATTATTTTTAATTAATTTAATTAATTAATTGGGTGCTAAATTTTTAATTAAATTAATTAAATTTAATTAAATTAATTAATTAATTTAATTGATTTTGAAAAAGG